ATGGTGGAATGGTAGACACGAGGGACTTAAAATCCCTTGACCAATAGGTTGTGTGGGTTCGAGTCCCACTCTGGGTACAACTACGCTTTGCAATTCACTGAATTACAGGCATATACAAGACGAAGGATTAAGCAGAGGACGATTTAGAGGACGATTTTATACCCGCCTTCTAAATTAGATAGGTTTACATTTGGGCTGAGAAATGTCCAAGGCGTGTCCAAGATAAAACCATTTTCGTGACCTCACGAAAATGATACGGAGCTACAAGAGTGTGAGAAAGAATGCTTTGCAAATGTCCAAAGCGAATGCCCAAAAACTTCATCTACCTTTGTAGACAAGAAAGCCAAGCAGCTTATTCTTTACAACCACCAGCTTAGAGCGGGGAGGCCCACAGCTTCCTCGCTCTTCTTTTATGCCATCTCCTCAGCGAGCTTCGTGAGGTCGTCCTCGACGGATGCGCTGTTCACATTCGCGGTGAGGTCTACCTGGGTGCTCTGCATCTTCGGCAGGACGAAGCCCATGAGCTTAACCATAACATCGAGGCGGTCCTTCGGTGGCAGGGACTCGAGGTCCTCCTTCATCAATCCGCTCTCTTGATACTTGTCAAGCACATTAACTATAAGCTCTCGGCTTAGCTTCGTCGTCTTGTTCAGTGAGCCAGGCTTTCGCCCGCCCGTCTTTCTTCCCTTTGCCATGTTGCTTTACTCTATATGTCGTGTGCGCGCTAAGCTAGCGCATTATCTTGCACCACATATAACATATAGAGCAGTAAACAGATATGCCATTACCAATCGCAAGCCTTGTCGGTGCAGGCATCGGAGCTATCGGGAGTATCTTCGGGGGCATCGCAGCAAGCAAAGCAGCCAAGCGCGCACGCCAGGGAGTTATGAGCAGTATGCGCGACAATCAAACCTGGTATGATAGACGATACAACGAGGACGCCCTCCAGCGAGCCGACGCCCTCCGAACTATGGAGCGCACCCGTGAGGCTATTGCCAAGCGCAACCAGCGTGCGCAGGCTGTGCAGGCCGTCATGGGTGGCACTGAGGAGTCAGTGCAGGCGGAACGTGAGGCGGGCAATGAGGCTCTCTCCAACGTCGCCAGCGCAATAGCGGCAGACGGAGCAAAGCGCAAGGACCTCATCGAGAGCCAGTACATCCAGCGTCGTGACGGCTTCCAGCAGCAGCTCAACCAAATCGAGAACAACCGAGCCCAGGGCATCACCCAGGCTATCGGAGGTGTAGCACAGGCAGGCGCAGGGATCGCCAATGCCTTCGACCCACAAAGCAGTAAGTAACTATGGGAGTGCTCGACGATATTCGGAAGGGCACGGGGCGTGAGGTGTCACGCAAGGAGGACGCACCCGCCCCTGCTCCTTCACAGACACCCGCTGCTCCTGCCCCTCAGCCACAAGCCACAGCCCCCGCGCCCAATCAGGGTGGCGGGGCTACAGCTATTAAGCGCATACAGCAACTCGCTCCTACTCCCGAACTACCTCAGGTGCAACTCACCCAGGCGGACAAGGAGAAGGTTACACGCCCCACATCTTATGTGGAGATCCTACGCCACCTCACCCCATTCACTCCTCCAACTGCCGAGGAGGTGGAGAAAGACCGACGACGCCAGCGTAGCCGTGAGGCTATCGCAGCAATAGGCGACGGGGTGCGAGCTATCAGCAACCTTGTTGCCACGGCTAACTATGCGCCCAACGCCTACAAGCCCACCGAGACAATGCTCGGGAGTGTGCAGGACAGATACGAGAAGCTGCGAGCCGCGAAAAAAGCGGATGCCGACGCCTATCTCCAAGCCTATATGAGAGCCAAGCAGCTCGACGATCATAACGATCAGGCGAGAGACGCACTGCAACTCCGACGCGATCAGGCCGCCCTCGACCACCAGCTCAAGCTCGCCAAGCAGTCGCAGGAATATCAGAAGTGGGTGGCACAGCTCGGGGCGAAGGAAGCCGACCGCAAGATCCGAGAGGAGCTGGGCAAGGCTGGCCTCAAGCAGAGAGACGATGCACTCGAGGAGACCAAGCGACACCACCGAGCATCCGAAGCAGAGCAGAGCCGACGCACGGGCATCATGGCCACACGTGGAGCCAACTCAGCAAGCGGAAGAAGAGGTGCCAAAGAATCCTTGAGTTTTGACTTAGGTTACGGCGAGGATGGAGGAGATGTTGGAGGCTACGAGGTCCCCAAGGGTGATCTGAACAATGCCAATATCGGGCAGATCTACAACCAGCTACCCGAGTCGGTACGCGCCCAGCATCGCACAAAGAAAGGCTTCGGGCCTAAGGCTACATATACCGAGCCAAACGCGAAGGAAATGCTCAAGATCATCGGGCAGAATATCAACGACCCGAATGTGCAGAGAGCCATTTCGAGACTTCCAAACGCACGCAGGATAGCTCCAAAGGCAACGCCAGCACCCGCACCAGCGAAGCCAGCACCCGCACCAGCGAAGCCAGCACCTAAGAAGAAACTCAACTTAGAATAACCAAACACCTGCCATTCATGCCAAACGATAAGACGCAAAAGAACTTATCGAGCCTCCACAACACGCTGGAGACCATGGGATACGAAGTACCCAACATCGACCAGTTCACAAAGTATATGCGCAAGGAGAAGAACCTGCGCACAGTATATGATGCAATAGCATCTGATGGAGGGTACGAGCTTCCCGACTTCGAAACCTTTAAGGCTGACATGGGATGGATAAAGCCAACGCCAGCGGGAGTGCCTACACCACTGCGACCAAAGGATCAGCTCGCACCAACGGGCAAGCCTGATGCGCCCGCTACTCCCTTTGGGTTTGACCTCCCCGCCAATCCCAAGAAGCCATCGCATGCACCCAAGGCGCGCCTGGGCTTCCCGCGTCTTGACAAGAAGATGCGACCAGTGCAGGAGGTGAACGACCCAAGCGTACCCCTGCTCAAGACCACACGAGACGTAGCACAAGATGAGAATGGCAACGTCGTCAATGTAGTGCAGCCCGAGCTTGTCCCCGACTTCGATCCCAACAATGGCGGGGTGACCGCTCCCAAGGCACTCATGGACGTGACGACGGGTAAGACTATTCGCCCCACCGAGCTGAGCAAGGAGGAGGTAGACGGCTACAACGCTGGGAACATAGACGCTATCAAAGACCCCAAGCTGCGTCAGGCTTTGGAGGAAGCCAATATCATCTACACTCCTACGCTCACCGAGAGCGACGCACGACGTAAGGCGGGAGAGCTGACAAGCGAAATCGATAAGGCTCTTGCCGAACGCACAGAGTACCTCGACAAGAAGGCTGGAGACGTGACTATCGCGGATAGCCCAACGGCCTGGGGTATCCGTGGCTTCAATATCCCCGCAGCCGCGAATAAGTCCCGTATCGAGCAGGCTAACGACAGCGAGTATATGATGCTCGAGGCAGCACGTAGCACGATGCACGATGTGAACAACCTCATCGCAGAAGCTGACCACAACACCAAGGAAGGCGGAGACCTTGCTTCTGTCTACGAACGTAGTGCACTCGCAGGAACGCTCCGAGGCTTCGGTAGCACTATCATTGACCCACGTGTATGGGATCAGGGTGCAAGAGATCTATCTGCGTCCTCTCGCCTTGCACTGGCCCTCGATAAGGCTGACCGAGGCGAGAAGCTCACACGAGGGGAGCAGCTCCTTCTCGATGCCAAGGCTAACGAAATGGCAACGGCTCTCTACTTCGAGGACCGCATAGGCCGTGGGTATAAAGCTGGGAGCGTCACCGCTCACGCTATCCCCTTCATGGTGGAAATGGCAATGAGTGGTGGTATCTCAACCATGGGGAAGAACGTATCATCAGGGCTTGCTCGCTATGCTATGCGACGCTTTGGTGCTAAGGCAGCTGGCAAGGCTATTATCAAGCGCACTATCCGTGGGGCAGCTACAACGGCTGGAGCTATGCTTGCTGGTGGTGCAATGGCGAATACCTTCGGGGCTATGAAGACCGCTGCGAATGTAGTGGGACGCACCACGGGTGACGTGCAGTTTGCCACGGGCGTGGATGCCGAAGGGCGAGCAACGACTACCTACGGAGGTCACACCGAGGGTGACAGCTTGGGCGAAGCCTTCGTTAAGGGCGAACTATCAAACACATCAGAATACGCTACGGAGCTATTGGGCGACGGGCTTGTCGATGCAGTGAAGTGGGCAGCAGGTAAGGTCGCTTCTCCTGTTGCCTCCAAGCTGGCTCAGCTTATCGGTAAGACTGGGGTGGAAGCAGCCGAGCAGGTCGGCAAGAAGTCGGTACTCGGGAAGGTAGTGGGGAGCGTTGGTGATGCTGGGGTATGGACCTTGTCGAAGGCAAGCAAGTTCATCGAGAACATGCAGGCCTCTAAGTTCGCAACCTCACTGAAAGCCCTTGAGAAGCAAGCGCAATGGAACGGGGTGTTTGGCGAATACCTCGAAGAGCTCGCCAACAACGCTGCCGCTGTGATGATTGGAGACAAGGACCTATCAGCCGACAAGGGCAAGGGCTTCTTCAACCTTGACGACAATATCGACACCTTCCTCGGGGTCTCCCTTATGGGTGGCGTGATGAGCGGAGCACAGACCGCAGGCTACTTTGCTGGCGGTGGTGCACGTGGCATGGCCCGCTATCAGATCGGGCAGAGCGAGGGTGCAGTGTGGAGTACGCTCACAACGGAGGAGCAACGCAAGGCGTGGGACGACGTGCGCAGACAGATCCTGCTCCAGGATGGTAAGGAGCAGGTAGACGCTGTGAAGTCCGCACTCACTAACCCTAACTTTAACGCAGAGCAGCGTCGTGCTATCCTCGACTACACTAAGTCAGTGCAGACCTACAAGGGGATGAGCGAGTACCGACGCAAGCAGAGCGAGGACACCAAGGCAGACCCATTGCAGAACGAGCTGGCAGACTCCTACGACAAGGGCGCAGGGATGACCCAAGCAGAGGAAATGAGCCACGCCCGTAGCTGGTATGAGTTCGCACAGCAGAAGGCGGCAGAGCGTCTCGGGGTAGATGCTAATGCCCTCGATGAAATGGGAGCACCTGACCAGCTGACGCTCGATCAGGTGGCACAGCTACGAGAGGATCACAACGAGCAGGCAGTGCAGTCCTACGTGGACTACCTCAATGCGCGTGCTACCTACGAGGGGATGATCGGGAGTGTCTCACAGGGCATACAGGCTGAGGCTGCACAAGCCGAGCAGGCGGTGCGCTCACAGCAGCACAAGGACGGAACGCTCCGTCGCGCCACTCTCCGTGGTACAGAAGGGCAGAACGTCGAAGTGCATATCAAGGATGGCGACCTTGTCATGGATGAGGAGGGACGTATCGACACCGACAAGTCCAGTAAGGACTTCATCGTGCGTGACAACGAGACGGGAGTCGTGCGCTTCGCCAGCATTGACGACATTATTAGTGCCGAGCAACCCACGAGTGCAGACGATGCCGTGAGCGAAGCGGTCAATGCCGTCTACGAACGCAGGGAGAAGGAAGCAGCCGACGCCATCAACGGGACTATCACCCCACAGGTGGGTGCAGTATATAACCTGCTCGATGCTGATGGCAACCCCCAGCAGATCGCTATCCAGCAGGTAGGCCAAGACGGCACACTCGATGTGGACTACTCAGGCGTACCTCACAAGATGACGACCGACGAGTTGCAGACCATGGCGGATAATACCCGCGCTCGACAGATCGAGAATGAGCATGCAGCCCAGGTGCAGCAGTCCAAGGCCGAGGAGAGAGAGGAGCGCGAGCAGGCGGGCCTCCCACGCTATGCACTCAATGATGAGCTGACCATTCGCACACCCGAAGGTGATGAGGTCACAGCCTACGTCACCAATGAGGAGGATGCCGACGGGAATATCGAGGTGTACTTTAATGAGCCCTTCGATGGGAAGAAGGTGCACCTCTTCACTAAGGACTACCTCGATGGGGTGGTAGTAGGTACACGTCTCAGCCCTGAGACCAATACCAGTGCAGGAGCAGTAGAAGCTCCTGCGACCGCCCCTATTCATGATGAGGAAGAGAACGACATCATCGGTCGAAGTATGACCGAAGAAGAAGCCGAAGCCTTCCTTACAGCTATCTCCAACAACCACGAGGTAGCCCCCGAGCTTGAGCTGACACCTGAGAATTGGTATGCTGAGTTTGGCGAGGATGGTATGGTGCACACGCCCATAGGGGATGCTCACATGGGAGAAAACCAGTTCCTCAAGATGATGCGCGATGGGAGAAAGAGTAAGCTCGGTATGATCCGTCCAACGCTTGAAGCTCCGCACGCTATTGTCGAAGAGCCAAGCATAGCTAAGGAAGGGCAAGAGACAGAACGAGACAGCTCATATATCTACATCCGCGTATTCGAAAAGGAAGATGGGAGTCGTCATTACCACTTCACCTCGGTATCTGTACTGCGTGATGGAGGTGAGGTAGTCGTGTCTAATCAGGAGAAGAGTAGAAACCAGGTTAAGCGGTTGCTTACAGAAGGCGTAGTGCTTTGGATGCGCGCCGACAACGCACCTGATACTTCGGACGTAGATCAAGACTTATACTCATCGCAGGGGACTGAATTGTCCGACCCCGCTTCTGAGGGCACGGATGCGTCTCAAAGCACGCCTTCTGAGAGCAAAGATAACGAAAGCACCTCACACGCTGACCCCAACGATGAGAGTCTCTCACCCGAGGAAGCATACGAAGCGGTGTTGCGTGCAACCAATGGCGACGTAGTCCTCGCTCTCGAAGTCATCGAGAGCACCATTGCCGACAAGGAGAAGGCACTTGCCAAGGCCAAGAAGGCCAAGCCGCGAAGTGCCGACACTATTGAGGGTAAGATCCAGGCGCGCGAAGAAGTGGCTGCTGGTATTGAAGCCGCAGAGATCTCACTCGCACATTGGCAGGCCGTCGCTGAAATCGCAGCCGAGCAGGTGCAGGAGGAAGTGGCAGAGGTAGCCGAGCCCGCCGCAGAGCAGACGGAGCAGGAGAGCGAAGAGCCTAAGACCGAGCAAGCCCCCGCAGAGGAAGAGACTGCCGAGGAGGAAGAGCAGGAGCCGGAGGAAGAAGCTACCCCCGTACCCGAGGATACCGCACCTGAATGGGGCAAGGACAATCCAGCCGACGCACGCGCACGCGGGTACATTAAGGTAGAAGGCTTGCGAGTAGATCGTCAGGGGGAACTCTCCGACGCGCTCATCGGCAAGGAGTCTGACGTGAAGTTCGCAACGAACGACACACAGCAGGCTCGCTACGCTATCATCGAAGCGGAGAGCCTGCAACCAAGCCACATCAGAGGCTATCAAAATCAGCTGCACTTCATCCCCGAGGCACAGCCAAAGGATAGAAGCGACGTTGTCAGCGAGCAGGCGGCAGTACGTATCGCAGCTAACATCAATCCCGAAGAGATCACGACGAGTGCCACGGCTTACACGGGTGCTCCTACCATCAACGCACGTGGTGAGGTGATCCAGGGCAATAGCCGTGCCGACGCACTGCGTGCCGTGTGGGAGTCGTTCCGTGATACGAGCGGAGCGAAGTACAAGCAGTACCTCATCGATAATGCAGAGGACCTCGGTATTGACCCCGAAGCTATCGAGGGGATGAAGTCCCCCGTGCTGGTGCACCTTGCCGACGTCAGCGACGAGCGAGCTATCGAGCTGGGGCAGTACCGACAGGCCGACATCGAGAGCGGTGGCGTCGAACGCATCAACCCACAGACGCTCTATGCTAAGATCGGGGAGAAGCGTGATACCTTCATTCGCTTCCTACTGGGGACAAGCGACGACGACCTCAGCCTTGCCGAGTCCATCACACGCAATGCAGCTGAGACGCTGAGCTGGCTCAATCGCCAGGGCTTCATCTCAGACACGCAATTCCGTAGTGCCTTCGGGGCTAAGGGTGAGATCACGGCAGAAGCTAAGGAGGACCTCCGCAATGCTTTGTACCGCTCCTTCTTTGAAGGTGCGCACAACAGCCTGGAAGCAGAGTTCTACAACCTCCCCAAGCGCACCCAGCAGGCACTACTCCGTGTTTCATATCGCGACCAGCAGAGCCCCGCAGATGCGCACTTCCTCGATGAACTGCAATCGTCGGTAAGTGCATACAACGCTCTCATGGGGTATGCGCCATTCGCTGAGGCTAAGACCTTCGAGGATGCAGAGCACGCTATCGAAACGTGGATGCGCTTCTCAGGCGACCTCATCACGGGTGAGGTGAACTCCGAGCAGTATAGTAACTTTGCTGTGCAGCTTGCTCTCCGTTATAAGTTCTACACACAGAAGGAGCTCATCGCAAAGCTCAATGCGGTGTACGATGCAGTGCAGGCCGTCTCCGAGGATACGCTCTTCGGGGAAGGCGAGGTAAATCCTAAGACGCTTGCCGAGGCTGTGAGCGAAGTATTCAGTATTAAGTACGACAACAAGACCGAAGAAGATGGAAGTATTGGAAGCAGCTCTACTGGCGGCAACAGTCAAGGGAGCAATGGCGGGGAACAAGAAGGACAAGGAACACCTGGCGGCAATGAACAAGATCAGAGCCGAGCAGGGACGCCCGAGCGTAGAGGAGGAGCTGCAAGCGATCCTCAAGAAGGGGAAGGAGTAACCACCGAAACAGAAGAAGTAGCCCCCGAAGCGGGGGACACCCAGGCGAGTGATACGACTGGGGAGGGTTATCGTTTGTCTGCTATTGCGGCTAAGCGAGGAGGAAACTTCTTTGAGAATAGTGAGGGGAGCATCGACTTAGTCAAGATCTCAGACAATGTGTTTGAAGCTATTGGTATCAAGCCATTGCCCATGAGAATGACTGAGGCGATGGCTCAGCATATCATTAAGCAACATGCAAAGGAGCTGGGTATATCAACTCAAGAGGAGGCAGTCGCCTTTGTCGTTGATATCATGCAAAACTTCGACCACGTACGAGAAGGGAACAAGCCCAACACCTACATCTTCTCCATCGAGAAGGGGCGTAGTCGTACGGGGAAGAGAGCGGTTACATTAGTCTTGCCATCTAAGAGCGGGGAATATCTTGGTGTGTCTTCCTCGGGGTACGAGAAGGTAAGCAGATTAAAAGAAAGGGCGTTGCTTTGGGAGGAGGGCGCGAATAATGAAGCTCCTACTACAGAGACCGCCTCTGCAAATGTTACCTCCCCATCAGCCACACAAGGCGGAATGACTGGGGGCAGCGCATCAAACCAAAGCAAAGACCTTTCGCAAGGCAAAGATAGCGAAAAGGAGATAGCTGAGGGAGAAGCGGATGATGGCAATCAAGATGATCTTTCAATTGAAGAGAAGGAAGCTCTGCTATCCAAGGCTAAGCAAGAGCTTGTAGAGAAGGAGGAAGAGCGCACAGCCGTAGCCGAGCAGGCTATTGCTCTCATGAAGGACTACTACGACAGCGGTGCAATACCCGGCATGGATAGTGGCGAGTTTCATGGGCAGGCTACCCTTATCCTCATCGGCTTCAAAGACCGAAGTAATCTTGAGCTGATGAAAGCCCCTGGGCTTAGTGAGCTTCTCCCAAGCCTGTATAAGCTGGCAGACGAGGCGAGAGCGAAGAAGGTGCTGGTCCGAAAGTATGAGAAGGAGCTCAGCCAAGCAAAGGAAGTAGAGGGCGAAACGCTCACCCATGATAAGGCTATCCGAGATGAGCTTGTCAATACAATGCGCGATGCAGGCATTGAAGTTATCACAGACGAAGCCGAAGGGCAGGCTGTACTTGATGCCGTACATGCAGGTGAAGCGCAGATGCAACGAGCCTACCATGGGACGGATGCTGACTTTGAAGCCTTTGACCATAGCCATATGGGAGAAGGTGCAGGCGGTCAGGCATACGGCTGGGGCTCTTACTTCACCGAGGAGGAGGGTGTCGCTCGGTCCTATGCAGGTGGTGGCTTCGTATATGAGGCAGAGCTGCCCGATGATACGGGAAGCAACTACCTGCATTTTGAGAGCAAGCCAAGCAATAAGGACATCGCCCGTGTAAAGAGGGAGCTTGTGAAGTACATCCTTCGCAATGACGAAGAGGGTATGTACGACTATCCTCAAGGCAAGGACGACTTGACGCAGGAGGTGGATGACGCAGGAGAGCCTACTACATGGAGAGACCTTTATGGTACGGTATCTTCGCACCTTGGCTCAGATAAGGAGGCCAGCGCATTCTTCCACTCCATCGGGTATGTTGGTATCCGATACAACTCATCAGAGTCCGAAGGTGGTAAGACGAACTTTGTCATCTTCGATGAGAGCGACATCTCCATTCAATCCAAGGTGCGCCTATTCAAGACCAGCAGCGGAGAGGTGTACGGGTTTGTCAAGGATGGGAAGATCTACCTCGACCTCAAACACGCAACGGCCGAGACAGCTATCCACGAGTACACGCACCTATGGTCGAGTGCTCTACGTCGAGTAAACCCTCGTGCGTGGAAGTCTATACGGAAGCAACTCAAGGGCTTCGAGCTGTGGGCAGACATCGCAAGCAGATACCCCGAACTCAAGGGTGATGAAGATGCCTTAGCAGATGAGGTGCTTGCTCAGTACTCGGGCAAGCGCGGTGCTCAACGCATCGAGGAGGAGATGAAGAAGGCGGAGAATGCTACGGACCTTGTAGGAAAGGCGCGTGTGCTCGCAGCGTTCAATAGCCTCAAGGAAGCACTCAAAACCTTTTGGACTGAGGTCGCTGACTTCTTCGGGATGGACTATTATAAGTCCGTGGAAGACGCAGCTGACAAGGCTATGAGCGACCTTTTGCGTGGGGTAAATCCTAATGCAGTAGAGGCAAAGAAGGAGACCACGAAGACGAAGACAAGCAAGAAGGAAACAGCGAAGAAGGAGACGGCTACGTCAAGCGTCATAGCTCCCGATAGCGAACGATATAATGGATATATCGTGACGCTACCCAAGAAGGGGAAGGCTGGCGCAGAAGTCGGTGACATAGAGGAGTTCGTAGGAGCAGATGAAATGCGAGAGGGGCTGATGGTTGTCTACCAAGCCCCCGAGGGGTTTGCCGTGGCCAGCAACGGCACTATGGCCATTGCAGACAAAACGCAGTTCGACGTATACAAGAAGGGGAAAGCATACAAGCTGGACGGGACAACGATTGATGCTGGGGCATGGAAGCCCCTAAAAGATAAGTGGCAGTCATTCGTCTCTACGGAAACGAGAGGTGAGCACTCCGACCCATTCACTGAGTCCCCCGTCAAGATCCCTCGACTATCCAAGTATTTAGATCGAGTAGAGCAAGACCTCTACAACAGATGGAAGGCTGACAAGAGCGAAGGGCGTACAAGGGATAGCTTCAAGACCTATCGCAACCGTGCATTGGTGGTCATCCCCAATGGGCGAGGAGGGTACGTTGAATATCGGTATCCCGAAATGCGGAGTATGGCCTTGGCTGCAAATCGCCTGGGGGTAACCTCATTCTTTGTGGAAGGTGATATACACTACGAGTCTTCAGTGTATCCTGGAGTCCGTCTTGTTGGCAATGGGAGACTCGGGTCAGTGGTACATGCTGGTTACATCTTCAGACATGACGCTCCAAACCCCAGCGAGTCCGAACTCTCCTATCTGTATGACGAGGCTGTTGGTGTCAAGGATACAGACGAAGGGGTGCGCATGCAGAAGGGGGATGAAGGCTTGTCTCTTCAAGAAACGTCTGATGCAATAAATGCACGCTTCAATGAAGAGCTGAAGGAGCAGATTGAAGGGACTCTACCCAAGGGACATATCTACTCGCTGGGTATGCCAAGCAATGCACTGCGTAGTGCAGGCGTTCCAAACTTACCGATTGAGCTAACGGCACGACGTCTTGCCACCAAGGCTTCACAGGAGTATCATAGCGAGCATCCGTTTGAGCTATCTGACATTCAAAACCTCCCCCAGGCAATAGCTCATCCTATCGCAGTGTTTGATAGTAGCACTCGTAGCGATAGTACTGTCGTTCTGACGGAGCTCCAGGACAGCAGAGGGGTAAACTTCGTGGTGGCTTTGAGAGTCGTAAGGAGTTCTGTGTCAAGATCCCTGGAGATAGACGTCAATGACATCCGAAGTATTTATCCCAAGGATCGAGTTACGAGTATTCTTAAGTGGATTACTTCAGGTAAGATGCTTTGGGTTGATAAGAAGAAGGCTCTCAGCTGGATCACCACACAACTGCCTAATGCAGGATACGATAGTAATGCAACTGAGAGCCTTCAAGACTCCGATGGAGAGACTAGCAAACAGCGGTCCAATTCCGCTGAGGTTGTTAGTCAGCCCCAGGAAGATGGGTTATCAAAGACTAAGATAGCCCAACAGCGAACCAATCTCGCTGACGTGGATCATCTCAACTTGGATAGCATCACAAAGGTAGTAGAAACATTTGACAACCCACCCCTTGCGAGCGAAGATCTCGAGATCAGTAATGATAATCAAGCGTCCGAGGATAACGACGAGGAGGTGCGCTACCGCAGCAGCCGCCTATCCCCTGAGCTTCAAGCTATCAAGGATCAGGCAAAGGCGGATGGGATCTTCATGAAAGCCCCCAATGGGAGACCCACCAATCTTACAGAGAAGCAATGGCTACAAGTCCGTACGCCTGAGTTCAAGGAGTGGTTCGGAGACTGGGAGAACGACCCAACAAATGCGTCTAAGGTAGTAGATGAGAACGGGGAGCCGATGGTGGTGTATCACGGGACAAGCGTCAGTAGTAGACGTTTCTTCAAATTTAAGGACGGAGCCCCTAATTGGTTTACGCCATCGGAGTATTATGCAAAGGCTTTCACTTTCGATGAAGATATCCCTGTCATGTATCCCTCGTTTATCAAGATCAAGAAGCTCCTATACTTAGGGTACATTGATGGCGATGTGATATCAGGAAAGATCAGGTCGCTATCTCTTGATACGGGGATAAGTGAGAGTAGCATCAGATACATAGTGTCGAAAGAAAGAGCCGATAAGGTCTATCAAATAACCAATTCACCACTCTTCAAAAGAGAGGCTGTGGATCTTGGTTATGATGGGATGATGGCATTTGAAGCTGGCGTCGACTCTTTCGCGATCTTCTCACCCTCTCAGGTCAAGAGTGCCACAGAGAATACAGGCTCGTTTGACGGGATGAATGATGATATTCGATACAGCTCTCACAATGCAGTCGAGCAGGAAGAGTACGACATGCAGGATCTCGAAGAGGTGGCCACCAGCATGGCAGAAGTCCTCGGAGATGACGTGCGAGTCATCCACGATACGGCAGAGATCGAAGGGCGAAATGAAAGCGAGACGAACAGAATGCGCGGTGCTAAGGGTTGGTATGATCCTAAGACGGGGCAGGTGGTAGTGGTGCTACCTAATGCAGAGAGCGCAGATGACGTCGAAGCTACTATCCTCCATGAGGTCGTAGGGCACAAGGGCTTGCAGGAACTTGTCGGTAAGGACCAGTTCGGCAAGTTCCTTGACGAGGTGTTCGAAGGTGCTAACGAAGCCGTGCGAAATGGTATTGTCGAGCGAAGCAAGAGATACGGGTGGAACACCCGCCTTGCCACCGAGGAGTATATCGCAGAGCTTGCCGAGCAGGGCTTCAAGGATCTCGAAGCACGCGACCTGTGGAATGTTGTACGCAACGCCTTCTACAATCTCCTCAGCCGAGTGAAGCTCGCGCTGGGCTGGGACATCAGCGACCGCGAACTCCGCTATATGCTTTGGCGCACGTATCAGATGAAGAAGGGCGAGGGGCTTATGGGACAGGCTAAGGATATAGCTATGCAGGAGAAGCTGGGCGTAGGCAACTACGAAGAGGCACGATTCCGCCAGGGCGTGTCAGCCGCCCCCGTAAAGGTTGCCGCCACCTATGATGCGCTTATCAAGAAGTCGAGCTATCAGACGCAGGAGGCTCTCCAAGATAGCATGCTCTCGCTCAAGAAGGTCATGGAAATGATCATGCAGGCCAAGGGTGATGCTAAGTACATCGAGGAGATCGAGGGCTATCAAAACGCCTACATGGGTGAGAATAGAGTCTCGAGCGTAAACCAAGCAGAGGCCGCTGCATACAGCCGCATGGCACTCGAGCCCCTGGTAGAAGAGGTAAGCCGTCTTGCCAAGAAGGCTCACCACTCATACGTCACGGACTACATGATGGCTAAGCACGGGCTGGAACGCAACCGCGTCATGGCTTTCCAAAAGGCTGTAGAGGCTGACGTCGATGCGCACAACAAGGCAGTCAAGGAAAGTGGTGAGGGCGAGGAGCTCACGGCAAGCAGTCTGTGGGATGCCTACCTCAATGATACGGACCGCCTAAGAAACGAAGCCGACTACCGCGAAGGGCGTATTACCGCTGACGTATGGCACAAGACCGACGACGAGATCCGCGCACGATACGCACCGAGCTATGCTGAGTACCGCGAGCGAGACTATGCAGGTCTTACGGGATTGCTTGATCGCCCCGACGTAGATATTCAGACGCTCGAAGAGGAGGCTATCGAAGAGGTTATGAAGTTCGAGCAGGAGAACGACGTCACCGACCTATGGGATCTCACGAACAAGGCTACCGACGCACCGCTGTCAAAGCAGTACGAAGGAGGGCTTATGAGTAGAGAGACGCTGGAGCACGTACGCAACATGTACGGGTACTACATTCCTCTGCGAGGCTTCGATGAGACGACCAGCGACGAGGCGTATAGCTACCTCGGTGACCGCGACCGCGCCTTCTCCCCCACGCTGAAGAAAGCTAAGGGCCGTAGCAGCAAGGCAGAGGACCCGCTCGCACACATCGCAAGTATGATGGAGTCGGCTATCCTGCAAAGCAACCGCAATAAGCTGGTGCGTCAGAAGTTCCTGAACTTCGTAGAGAACAACCCCAGCGACCTGTTCAGCGTGCAGAAGCTGTGGGTGCAGTGGAACGAGGTGACCAAGGCCTGGGAAGCCGTGCTCCCTGAGTTCGATCCCAACGATACGAGCGAGGAGGTTATCCGCAAGACGCAGGAGTTCGAGGAGATGATGCAGGAGAACAAGAGAAAAGACCCGAAGAACTTCAAGCTGGCAAGCGAGCAGCCCTCTATCCCTTATCGCGTCGTCAGCCTGGGTGAGCAGATGCAGCACCAAATCATTGTCAAGCGCGGAGGCCGTGACGTTGTGATCATCGTCAATGGCGATCCACGTGTGGCAATGGCGGTGAATGGTCAGACCAACCCCGACGGGGAGGCTAAGGGGCATATCGGTGCGCTGTTCAGGGCTGGGGCAGCCGTGAATAGAAAGCTCGCAGGCTTCTATACGTCACTCAGCCCGAACTTCGTGGTGAAGAACTTCATCCGAGATATTATATACGCTAACACTATTGCGTGGGTCAAGGAGTCACCCACCTACGCAATGACCTACCATGCCAACGTAGCCAAGCTCGCAGGGCAGATGCACAGGCTTGTTCACCTCTATGAGCACGACAAGCTGGATATGTCCAACGAGACGCACCGCGCGTTTAAGCTCTTCATGGAGAATGGAGGGGAGACGGGGTACTCGCAGCTCCGTAGCATGGACCGCCATAAGAAGGAGATCGAGCGTATGATGAAGGAGTCAGGAGGACGTATTAGCCCCAAGCAGGCGTTCCGATTGCTCGGAGATACTATGGAGTTTGCCAACCGAGGTATCGAAGATCTATCTCGCTTCGCTGCGTTCCTGACGAGTAGACAGATGGGCCGCACTATCGACCGCTCTATCTACGACGCAAAGGAGATGACCGTGAACTTCAACAAGAAGGGAGCGGGCTCTACCTTCTATGATGCGACAACGCAAAGCAGGGTGGGTAATGCCGCGGCACTCCTTTCAGGTACGGGGCGTAGCTTATACCTCTTTTGGAACGTATCTATCCAGGGGTCTGTGAACATCGCACGCGCTGTGAAGAGAAACCCCAAGAAGGGGACGGCATACCTCGCCACCTTCCTCGCTCTCGGTATTCTTCAGACGATGCTACCAGCACTCACTGGTGGCGACGATGATGACAGATACTGGAACTTACCCGACTATGTAAGACGTAATAATATCTGTTTCTTTGTAGGAGACGTGCTTGTGAAGATCCCCCTCCCCCAGGAAGCCCGCGCTATCTTCGGCATCGGAGAGCTCGGCATGAGCTACTCATCGGGGAAGGAAGACAAGACGCCCATGGAGCTGGCTCAGACTATCGCTGGTCAGATCTCTCAGGTGATGCCACTTGATCTCATGGACGACTCGGGGGCTACCCATGCACTCATGCCAAGCCTTGCTAAGCCCTTCTTCGAGGCACAGACTAACCACAGCTGGATGGGCCGCCCTATTTGGAAGGACACCGACTACAATAAGGCTATGCCCGACTGGACCAAGGCCTATAAGGCTACGGGCGGTGCTTATGTGTGGCTCGCGAAGGAGCTGAACGCACTCACGGGGGGCGACGACTACAAACAGGGCTGGGTAAACATCAACCCTGCGAGACTGGAGTACATGCTCAAGGGTTACCTCGGTGGGCTCTACACAGCAGCCGATCAGATAATCAAGTCCAGCGAGACCGCCTTCGGTGATCGTGAGTTCTCGATGCGTGACGTGCCTATCCTCTCAGGCTTCCTTGACGGAGCAGACGAGCGCAACGATATGCGCAATGTCAATAACACGTACTACCACTTCAAGGAAGAGGCTAAGGAGGTCCTGCGCCTGGGTAAGTCCTACGAGAGCGATCTCGAGCAGGGCAAGAGCGACTCCACGGACTATGCTAAGAAGCTCGACGAGCTGGTGAACGACAAATCGTATGAGCGCGCGCTGCTCTTCGAGGATCTCAGTAAGGAGATCGAGGAGATGCAGAAGGCCCTGAAGGAGGCTACCGACCCCAAGGAGGCAGAGGAGTTACAGGCAGAGATTGACAAACAGAAGAAGGCACTGGTGAACCAGCTGCGCCAAATGAAATAAGAGAGAAGCGAATGAATACCTACACTAAGAAGCTACGTCGGCTGAGCCAGGTTGGCGGGCAAAAGAAGATTGACTCCGTTGGAGCTACCAAGCATCACGGGGAGTACACCCGAGCTATGGGTGTGCTCCTCGAGGCGCGTCGTAGCTGGGATGCTATGTCACGTTTCAGGAAGGACCGCGAGCGGTGCAAGCGGTACACCTACGGGGATCAGTGGAAGGATGTCGTCAATGTGGACGGCAAGACGATGACCGAGGAGAAGTATATCATGGAACAAGGGAGCGTCCCATTGAAGAACAACCTCATCCGCCGCCTTGTGCGTAACGTCCTCGGTGCATACCTAAAGCAGACGAAAGAGCCCGTATGTGTGGCACGAGACAGAGACGAGCAGCGACTCGGGGAGACGATGAGTACTATCCTCCAGTACAATATGCAGCTCAATAGCATGACCGAGATAGGAGCGCGCTCTATGGAGGAGTTCGTCATCAGTGGGCTAACGGTCCAGCATAAGAGCTACGGGGTGCGTGAGGGCCGCCTGGACTGCTGGACGCGCATTGTCAATCCGAGCATGTTCTTCTTGGACTCCAATTCGCAGGACGTGCGCGGGTGGGACGTGAGTATCATTGGTGAGATCCACGATATTGACCTGCAAACGCTCTTCCGAGAGTTCGCTGGCAGCCGTGATGAGTGCGAACGCCTGCGTGAGATCTACCGCTATGCACGTGACGGGGAGTATGTGAGTAGTTACTTTTCGGAGTTCCCTGACTTCGGGTATAGTGATGCGCGTACTTACGACTTCTTCACAGGCCGTGATCCCCGTCGCTGTCGTGTCATCGAGGTATGGCGCAAGGAGACGAAGGAGCGATACTTGTGCCACGACCCCAACAATGGGGAGGTGTACAAGATCGAGACGGAGGACTACGGGAAGATGGTAGAAGCTGTGAATAGAGAGCGTATGGTGATGGCGGCTGAGCAAGGGATCCCCGAGGAAGATGTGCCACTAATCGAGGCGACGTGGTTTGTAGACGATTATTGGTACTTCTACTACCTCAGCCCCTTCGGGCATATCCTAAAGGAGGGAGAGACCCCATACCACCACAAGAGCCACCCCTATGTGTTCAAGGCTTACCCCTTCATCGACGGGGAGATCCACTCCTTCGTCTCCGACGTCATCGACCAGCAGAGATATACCAACCGCCTCATCACGCTATACGACTGGGTAATGCGCTCAAGCGCGAAGGGGGTACTTCTTATCCCCGAGGATAGCATACCTATCAATACGACTCCCGAGGAATTTGCGGAAGAGTGGAGTCGCTTCAACGGGGTAATCGCCTTTACTCCCAACAAGCAGGGGGTGCTACCTCAGCAGATCTCGAGCAACGCCACGAATATCGGCATCGGGGAGCTGCTGAATATCCAGCTCAAGCTCTTCGAAGATGTGTCAGGAGTACATGGAGCATTGCAGGGGAAGCCAGGCTTTGCTGGTATGAGCTCCAGCCTATACGCTCAGCAGACGCAGAATGCGACGAACTCGCTGGTGGATCTCATGGATAGCTTTAGTGCGTTCACGATCCAGGGGGCGTATAAGGATGTGAAGAACATTCAGCAGTTCTACGATGAGAAGCGCGTGGCGAATATCGCGGGCAACGACTCGAGCCTACTCCCCGATGATCCCCGCAAGATCCGTGATATTGAGTTCGACCTCTCTATTGCCGAGAGCTCCTCGAGCCCTGCATATCGACAGCTCGCTAATGAGTTTCTCCTCGAGGTATGGAAGGCTGGTCAGATCACGCTCAACCAGCTATTGGAGGTGGGTGACTTCCCGTTTGCGGACAAGCTCTTGCAGAGCCTTGACTCGCAGGCTGAGCAGATGAAGCAGGGCATAGCCCCCGAAGGGATAAGCCCCGAAATGCAGCAGCAGGCTATGGCTATGGCTGATCCAGCTGCCGTAGAAATGGCTCACCGAGCCATCACGGCAAACTAAGATAGGGACGTGAAATGATTAGCCCCGTGCTCGACGTTGGTTGGGCACGGGGCTAATACTAATTATATAGTGGCTTCGCTAACGGGCTTTGATCTCCTGCTGGCGGCCCGTCGTTGCTCTGCTGTCTTTACCTGTATGATCTTCGGCAGTGGCATTTCCTTCGTATTGGAGCTGATGTACAAGCCAATGGCGCGCGTCATCAGAAGGTCGTCATGCTTTCCGAGGATAGCCCCGTACGCCCCATTCTGTTTGCGCTCGTAGGTGATATATTCATTCAGGCAGCGTTCGTCACGCTCGACGTATAGCCCTTCTCGGATGAAGGTGATAAGCACGTCAATGATGATAGGCTTCGTGTGCACGTTCGTATGGAAGCCGTACTTGCGAGGCACGGAGTCGCGTATCTCATCCGCAGACTGCGGGCGTGCATACAGGTTGTCGTACACGTCCTTGATCTGATTAAGGATGAAGTGCGAATGATCTCCGTCCACTTGTCGGTTGGGGTCTTTGGTCTCGAGGGTGTTACTCTCAATGACCAGGAGGGCATCGTCGTAGTACTTGGCGATCTGCGCAGACTTCCACGCAAGTTTGTCCATATCGATGTGCCCGTACCACTGAGCCACGACTACGGGCTTACCCCCCTCCATCATAAAGAGCCTGTCGAACACACAGATGACGGAGTAGTCAGCCCCACGACTGCGCCCACCAATATCCACAACGACAAGATATCTATTCGTGATGCGCTCGCCCGGGTCTATCTCGGGCTTCTCCCAAATAGTAAATAGCCCTTGGTGGTCTTCAACAAAGCGCACGCCCGTAATAGCGTCCTCGCCCGTCGCTCCGTTGGCCACGACGTCGCCCACGAAGCGCGGAGGCTTACACGTAGGTCTCAACGCTTCCACTTGGTACATGTCGAATACGCGTTGTCCTGAGTGGACGAAGGCTTCGATGTCGTCGGAGGGGAACTCTGACGCCATATCCCCGTGGTCGCTCTTACTCTTTCGCTCCTGGATATACCAGTGTATCGCCTCGAGGGTAGCACCCTGCTCCCATAGCCACCACAGGTATTTGCCTGGCTCGGCTCGGTCGCTCGCAGCATAGTCCGCTTTCCTGTTCTTCCACAGCTCTGTGGCGAAGGCTTCGCGGTCGGGTATGTCAAGGCTGTACTGCTCAATCTCAAACCACGCCACGAAGAGAGCTTTGAACTGCGAGTCACCACGACGGGCCGCATCATACTCTCGTTGGAAGAAGTTCCCCGTACCATTAGCGGTGGACTCATACACGATCATAGTGTACGGCTTGTAGAGTACCCCCGAACAAGCTGATCGGATGATCTGCTCGGGCGTCTTCCCCTCAGTGGTCTTCCATAGCCCCACCTCAGTGCAGTGCACCAGGTTGTAGTCACCACCACGCGCGCTGTCGGGAGCTTCTGCTGTCCCCAGCTTGATGTTGCACGAACGCTGTGGGATGCGCCTTACGTTTCTCTCCGATCCTATGCCGATTAGCTTTGGCTCATTAGGCTTGAACGATGCCCCTATCGGGTATAGCCGCTCTATGGGGTAGGCATTGATAAGACGCTCGAACATGTTGCTCACCTCGGTAGATGCGGCTTTGACGTGACCGACGATAAGGGAGTTCAGCCCCACCTGGTGCACCAGCTGAAGCCACGCCATATATATCTGTGTGGCGGTAGATCCACCCCACTGACGCGCCTTCAACAGGATAAGGCGTATAGGAGCACCAGCAAGACGCTGACGCTCGAATGCCTCGACGAGCTTACGCTGTGGGTGATTGAGCTTGAAGCGAACGTCCGAGCCACCGCCCTTGCGTTTGATGAACGCCTGGACCGCAGCCCAAAAGAAAAAATCATGCTTCTCCCTGAGTCGGAGAAACACCTCAATGAGTGCCTTCCTATTCTCTTCCGTCTCCTCTCCGTACCTATCAACAAGGAATTGGGATATGCTCCCCGCCTTGGATAGACGCTTGATGAGTGGTATATCCTTCATCGAGGTAGGCAGGTATTGCACCTCCATAGCACCGAAGTCAGAGAGGCGCAGCTCGAAACGCTCCAGCGGAGACCCTAACCCCGTGATGGGATTAAATGGTGCATGGAGAGCTTCGAGCCGTCGCTCATTCTCTTGTAGTATTCGTGCTACTTCTTCGCGCATTGAGTGAGGTATCCGATACCGAGGCCCACGATGAAGCCCCAAAGGTGTACGAATTGATTGATGAGAGGGAATATGCAGCTAACGGCAAAGCCAACGGCAAGCCAGGTAAGCCACTCGCGTTTGCGTGCCACCTGGGGAGTGACCATACCTATCAGTGCATAGCATACTCCTGAGAGCCCTGTCGTGGGGATGGTGAGGATGTGCGCACCACAGAGCCCGTACAATGTGGCCACGGGGAATAGCGACGCAATGATATAGGACGTCAGTAGCTGTCGTGCGGTTACGCCCATATAGAACGCCAGTGAGAGCAAGCACCAGCAGTTTACCAGCCAGTGGAAGATGGACGCATGAAAAAGCGAGTAGGTCCAACGCCCCCACCATGGACCCGCGTTATATATCCCTACGCTGTCGTGTGGGATGGGGAGCAAATAGAGGACGAATGTAAGTAGAGCGATGGCGAGGCTTAGCGTTTTGGTCTTGTCTTGCATAGCTGCTTGGCTTCGTTAATCTTCTCGTAGGTCTTGCGGTCGGAGAGATAGAGCTTGGGGGCTGGAGCATTGACTACCCGTATCACTGCATCCTCGAGAGATAGATCTTCGGGGCTATTGAGAAGTAGCATTACACGCTTATATATCTCCTCGTACATCTCTTGCGTCGATGGCGTCTTGATAGGGCATTCACCTCCTAAGCGTATCATCTTCTGAATGACACGTATTGCACGATCTTCTGACACGAAGAAGCGGGAGTACTCGCTGTTCTTCACATGCTGTACGACGTTCTTCATATTTATGTAAAAGCACATCGAAGTATACTCTCGATACTTCGTCAGTATCTCACGCAGCACTCGGTGCTTGTACTCGTAACACGATCTTTTACCTGGCATAGCCCTCTCCTTTATTTTGGTATGCCTTAAAGATACGCAGAAGAGGGTTCAATTCCAATATATAATACGCAATATGTCACAGCATTAGGGCGGGAGCTTTATAGATTTGCTTCATCTATAAAATGAGGCTTATGGAAATAGATGAACAGAAGGACCATACACCCGCAGATCCCCCTGCTGTCGAGGTGAGTAAGCGTGACCGACTCAAGGCGCGCTTGAAGGACAAGTATCCCGACGACGATATGGACGACGACGAAGTCCTCGCTGGTCGTGTAAACGACGACTACGACGACTACGAAAGCCAGTTAGAGGGATACAAGGGGAGAGAGAAGGAGATCGCAGGCCTCTTTGGCCGTGACCCCCGCAGTGCGAGCTTCGTCTCGCGTTGGGCAGGCGGTGAAGATCCCGCAGTCCTTCTCGTAGAAACGTTCGGAACGGAGATTACCGACGCTATCGGAGATCCTGAGAAACAGGAGCAGATCGCGGAGGCTAATCAGAAGTTCCTCGACCGCATCGCTAACTCCGAGAAGCTCGAGAAGGAGTACGAGGAAAACCTGGGTGAGTCTCTCAACGTGATTGGCAAGCTCCAGGAAGAAGGCGTACCCGATGAGGATATTGACAAGGCTATGGAGCTGCTCCAAAACATTGTCACTGACGGGGTGCGCGGGAAGTTCACACGCGATACTATCGAAATGGCACTCAAGGCTATTGGCTACGACAACGCAGTGGCAGAGGCCGAGGAGACGGGACGCGTGGCAGGGCGCAATGAGAAGATCGACGTGAAGCTCCGTAAGCCCGAAGAAGGCGACGGAACGGCTAACCTCTCAGGAGGTGGCTCAACCCCTGAAAGACCCACACCCAACCTGGGTGCTCTTGGAGAAGCAGCAACGCGAAAGAGCATTTGGGACAAGGGCAAGATGAAGAGAGTTAAGCGAGAGTAATATCAACCAACTAACCAAAATCAAAATGAATAAGAAGCAAGTAGTAACTAACATCTCAAACCTGGGTCTGCTCCTCTTGGCGGGCATCTTCGGGGGTGGTGCTATGGCTGTCGTCGGTCCTCTTCCTGATGCAGGTAAGACTGATAGCGGTGCAGCCGTAGGCCAGGGTGGCAATGAAATGGGCAACGAAGGTATCGCCAACCTCACCACGGGTGAGGCTGAGGGAGATCCCGACTACTATTCCAAGGCCATCGACGATCGCATCACGAAGATCCGCCCGATGTCCACACCCATCGATCAGATCAGCCGATACTCCGAGGCTCGCAAGATCAACAACATGGAAGTGAAGTACCCATCGGTAGGTACGCGCCCCATCTCCACGACGACATCGAGGGCGATGACGGCACAGCTCGCCACCGACGCCAGCATCAAGCTGGAAGTTTCCGATGCGGCTATGTTCACTGAAGACGATACAATCCGTGTCGTAGGCATCAAGGGGCAGTTCGACGAAAAGGGTAACGCCTACCCCGTTGGAGCTGCACCCGACCTCGTGCTGCACGTCTGTGGACGTGACAACAACACGAATATGCCCATCGTCTATGCTATCAATGGCGCGAAGAACACGAAGGGGCAGCCCATACTCGTCCCACAGATCCCTCAGAATACGCGCCTGGTGCGAATGGGTAAGGCTGGTAGCGAGCTTGACGTACAGACGGGACGCTTCGCCAATATACCAACCTTCGAGGAGCAGTACTGCCAAAACTTCATGATTCAAATCGAGCAGTCCACCTTCGACAAGATGTCTGATAAGACCGTCAAGTGGAACTTCTCTGACCTGGAAGAAGATGGCATCTACGACATGCGCCTTGCACAGGAGAATACCTACCTCTTCGGTGTGAAGAACAAGATCGTCCACCCCTCAAAGAACGGCTCTGCCACGTGGTTCACAGGAGGTATTTGGTATCAGGCTGGCAAGGACATCGAGGTCGGTACGTACGTCTCTGCGTCAAAGCGCACCGACATCACCGATGAGCAGCTTGTAGATATCTCCAAGGACCTCTTCGTGGGCACGGGCGTCGGGAACAAGCGCAAAGTCCTCCTCTGCGGTAGCGAAATGCTCGCAGCGTTCTCGAAGATCAAGAGCGACAAGTTCCGCCTCAAGGAGTCGGTAGAGTCGTGGGATCTCCAGTTCAAGTCCTGGATCACCGACTTCGGTGAAATCATGGTCATGCATCATGAGCTCTTCGACCTGAACGGCATGAGCGACTGCGGTCTCGCACTCGATCCCGAGTTCCTCGTCAAGAGCACCTTCCTCTCATGGCAGCGTAATATTCTGGACCTCAAGGCCGCTGGCATCCGCAATACCGACGCAGTTGTCATCCAGGAAATCTCCTGCCTGTATCTCCGCTATCCAAAGGCTCACGCTCGCCTCAAGCTGAAGAAGGCGTAAGCCTTAGAGTGTCCGTTGTCTTTTGTGATGTGTCTGTAAAGGACGGGGGCGGATGCCCTTTGGTGTCTGCCCCCTCCTTTATTATTAACGAACGAAGAACGAATGAATAAAAGATATATCTCAGGCACTTGCCTTAGCCTTAGCCTTGGCCGTGACGCTACGTCCTATCGTCACATTGCCTTTGAGCCTCAAATGGAGCGTGGCAGTGCATACGTAACTGACGATGAAGAGGAGCAGGCGGAGTTGGAGGCGCATCCCTACTTCGGTACTTACTTCGAGGAAGATCCCTACTACACGGATAACTCGGAGGCAGTAGAGAAGGAAGACAAGATCGAAGAAGCCCATGCCGAGAAGAGCGAGGGTGTGGTCCTCTCCTTCTCCAACGAGTCCGACGCTAAGGAAGCCCTCGCTACCGACTATGGTGTAGCCCGCTCTAATATGAGGTCACGTAAGTCCATCGAAAAAGCAGCTGAGTCCGTAGGTGTAAAAATCAACTGGACGGACGTCTCACCCTCTGCCACTGACGACGCTGACGACGCTGACGGCTCAGACACTACCGACAAGGAGTAATCCTCCATGGAGTACGCTATCGAAGAATTGAAGCGGTCGGTAAGGGTGGCACTGGACGAGAACAACACCAGTGCCACCCTTACCTCTCTTGGCGACGTCGATACGCTCAGTGTCGAGGAGATCATCGAGAGTAAGCTGGAGGATGCTGCGCTCATCGTCCACCGCGATGCACCACGCCACCTGCTGGACGTGGGTCTGCCCTTCTCGGGGACTATCCGCTGGGAGAGTGCCGTCGGCTATGGCCGTGGCGTAATGACGCTCCCTGCCGACTTCCTGCGTCTTGTCACCTTCCGTATGAGTGACTGGAGAAAGGACGTCACAGAGCCTATCTATGAAGACGACCCACGATATGCTTTACAGCTTAGTGCCTTCTCAGGCGTTCGAGGTTGCCCCGAGAAGCCCGTGGTAGCTCTTATCCAAGCTCCCGAGGGGCTAACGCTGGAGCTATACAGCTGTGAGGCAGGGGAGTCTATCCAGGTGGAGAAGGCTCGCTACCTACCTCGCCCTAAGATCCGAGAAGGTAAGCTCACGATCTGTGAGCGCCTGCGGGAGGCCGTGGTCTACTATGCAGGGGCACTCACCGCGCTCACGCTGGGCAATGGCGAGCAGGCCAAGGCGCTAATGGAAACCAGTAAGACACTAATGGAATAATGAAAGCAAGGCTTGTGAACTTAGGCGTATTCGCTACGCTGCTTGATGTGTATTCTCGCTTCCCTCAGGGAGGTGTGGAAGGCGACTATGTGGTTGTCGACGGCAAGGAGCTCTTGTGGGATAAGCATCGACTCCGATGGGGCGACGCACCACGCAACGACGTAACGGAGCTGCGCCCTGATCCAAGCCCTTACCCAGGTGTTCCAGGTGGCGGAGTAAGCTCTATTGAGCTGGCGCGTCTTCGCTCCGAGGTAGAGAGCTTACGAGATCGTGTGGGTGAGCCTAATGGCATTGCTCCGCTCGACTCCGAGGGTCTACTCCCCGCAAAGCACCTGCCGCCCGAGGCGAATATCGAGCACAGAATACGCACCGAGCTCAATGACAGCATCAGCCCACTTACGGCACGTGTTCTGCGTCTGCTCCAGGGTGACCCCTCTTTGCAGTGGCTCTTTGTGGAGTCGGCTACGAGCGCACGACGTGTGGAGCATGTGGTCCGCTACTCGAATACATATAAGAAGCTATCCGTACCAGCTGGCGTCATTCGCCACCTCACCATGGGGATCGAAGGGGTACGTCCCGATCGACCACTCTCCGACTACAAGACGTGGGACGTACCAGGTATCGAGGTGGATGTAGATGATGCAGTACGCAACCTCTATGTGTATGCACGATGCAGCAAGACCGACAACACGGGTACGTTCGTCACCAGCGATGGCTTCAAGCCTATGGAAGGCGAGGAAGGATACTACCACCTGCTTGTCGGTATGCTTAGCTCGCTACCCAACAGAGTGTTCACACCTCTGTACGGGCTTGTGGAGATACCAGCGGCAGCTATCCGCATCGACAAGCTCATCTCGCCTGACGGGGAGTTCGTCATAGACTTAGTGCGTAAGGAGATCCGAGGGTATAAGGTCTCCTTCACGGGAGGTGGTGCTTCAGGCGGTCCTGATGCCGATACAATCCTCGAGGGCATCTTAGGGCAGGCCCGAAGCTACACCGACGACAAGACCGACGGGCTCAAGGGCTACGTCGATACTAAGTCCGCTGGTGCTCGAAGCTACACTGACAGCAAATTCACGGAGGCGGGACGCTCCTTAGAGGACAAAGCAACCTCGGTGATCGCCACCCTACAAGGCTATGCAGATGGCAAGGTACAGGAAGGGCGGGAGTACACCGAGGCGCAGGTGCAGGCGTTGCGAGGTGAGCTGACGACGGGGCTCTCGGGCGTAACTGAGATGAATGCGAAGATCGAGCGCATGCAGGAGCAGCTCGACGGGAAGGTATCTAATTGGTACTTCAATGGCGCGCCCTCTGCCACTACCCCACCGACGTCGCAGTGGACGACGGAGAAGGACAAGAAGGCCCACATCGGGGATACCTTCACCTCGCTGGATAAGTCACCGAGCCCCAACGCTGGGAAGAGCTGGAGATACACACCTTCCTATACATGGGAGGAGATCGTAGACAGCGACAGCCTGAAAGCGTTGCAGCTTGCCAAGGAGGCCAAGGCGGCTGCCGACGGCAAGACGACCACACACCTAAAGAAGCCCACATCCTACCAGGTGGGGGACAGCTGGGTGATGACCGAAGCCAACTCTATCGGAGGCGTGAACTACCCACGAGGGACTACACTCTTCGCTAAGGAAGCCTCTACGACATTCAACGCTCTTCACTGGGTGCGCCTGGACGACTACATATCATCAGTAGAGGCTAAGGGCTATGCCGACGGGAAGGCAGGCGAGGCACTCAATGGCGCAAAGCAATACGCTGACGCTGGCGACAAGACTACGTCCAAGCGTATCGACAGCCAAGCATCGGCTACCCTTGTGGGCGCAAAGAACTACACCGACAGCAAGCACAACGAAGGGAAGAGCTACACCGACGGGAAGGCAGGACAAGCCAAGAGCGAAGCGGTAGCCGAAGCAGAGAAGAAAGACGGAGAGGTACGTAAGTATGCCGACAACGCAGCCAATCAGGCGACGAACAAGTCGAAGAGCTATACCGACGAGAAGGTAAAGGCTATCGAGGACAATGCACGACTACTCGACTACCTACGAACGTCTATCACCGACGGGACTACCGACATCTATGGTGGGCTTGTACTTACCAACTTTATTGCAGCACGCGACCCGAGGACAAAGCAGGTGCGTAGCTTCTTCGCAGGATCTGCTAACACCTCTCTGCCCGCCTTTGCGGCTGGCGTTACGGGCTTCGGCACTACAGGCGAGAAGCGCGTGGTGGAGATCAACCACGACGGAACGGGGCACTGGGGACAGATGGAGGTTATGGAAGGCGGCAAGGTCTTGCGTATTGCCTCAATGCTATTCGGTGGGAAGCTCCCTGACACCTATACCCACGACTTCCGCACGCTCGAGTTCAACGACACACGTAACGAACGTTGCCGCGTCTACATCGGAGACGAAGGGGCACTCTTCTTTATGGGCATGTGGGGTGCAAGCCCTCGCTTCGTGCGTATCTCGAACAAGGCAAACAAACCCATTGTGCAGATCCGTGGCGACATTGATATTTCGGGGGCACTCCTCGGAGGGCGTGTGAGTGCTGGAAACGTGAGCTTTGAGCATAAGTGGGGAGCACGTGCCGACCGAATGAGTATCCGAAGGAAGGAGACAGGTATATATATCGTCACCCACGACCTCGGACATACGCGATACTCGGTGCTATGTATGGATTCGGGGAACGGTCGACACAACGCAAAAGCTGGAAAAATCACAGCTAACTCGTTCGAGATCTACACGAAATACGACAATACGCTGTATAGCGATATTGACTTCACCTTCTTAGCATTCGGAGATAACTATTAACCAGCACCAACCTAACCAACCAAAACCAAAGACTATGAGTATTATCGACTTCTTTGACCCTGATGCCTTCTCCAAGACGGAGATAACGCACGCAGCGGTAATCGGGATCTTCTGCTATGCGAGTGTGACTATCGCCCGCTTCCTTGACCTCGCTTCTGCGCTTCTGCGAGACAAACGCTTTGACGAAAAGCAGGCTCGCATCATCGTAAGCGAGGGAAAGCTGGAGGGAGACCCAAAGAAGCTGGCTAAGAAGTTCGGGAACGGAGCGTCAAGCAAGGGCTACACTTCATTCGTTATCAGACTTGTGCTGTACTACTTCTGTGTGGCTCTTGCAGGCATTGTCGATGGGATTCTGCTTATGTCTGATGCGTGGTCATACGCTCACCTGCACGAGCTCCCATACATATCAATGTTGGTGACGCTGCTTATCGTACATACGGAGTTCACGAGTATTTGGGAGAATAGTCCTAAAAATGTCACGCAGAGTATGGAGAAGAGTATGCGACGCTTCGTGAAGGGGGCTAATGCAATACGCAACAAGGACGTCGAAGAGATCCGAGACATCTTTGTCGAGAGAGTAAAGAGAGAAGAAGGAGAAGAGTAATACTGACACGACTATGAGCAAGTACTTTTCACTATCCGAGATGACGCACAGCGACACCGCTATCCGTCTCGGCATACCCAATGATCCAAACACAGATCAGCTTATGTACCTCGAGCGGCTTATGGAGTATCTCGACGGGGTACGTGAGGAGTTTGCCAATCCTATTATCGTGCGCTCAGGCCTCCGAGTGCCTAAGCTCAACAAAGCCGTTGGCGGTGTTGCGAATAGCCAGCACGCGCTGGGGCAAGCTGCCGACATCGTACCACGCGACCACAAGCTATTGAAGAAGCTACTCCATATCATTTGGGATCGTGGGGGCTTCGATCAGCTGATATGGGAGCACCCCGAGGGGCACAGCGAGTGGATACACGTATCCATTGCAGGGAAAAACAAGCAGCCACGAGGGCAGGTGCTGGAGTACGACGGGAAGAGATATACAACGATGAAGAAACCTATTAACCCCAATACACTATGAGCATATTCGGAAGAGCAGAAGCAGGAGCGAAGGGAACATTACAGCTTGTCCAGCGAGGCACGGACAAGAGGATACCCGTGGAGCTGGTCAAACAGCCTACGGGCGAAGTCCTCGACCCTACCGAGCTGGAAGGACTGCACGTGATGGTATCGAGCAAGAGCGGATCAGGGTGTGCAACCATCCCGCACACCATCGAAGACAAGAAGCTGGTGGTAGAGGTCACGGCTGACATCTCACAACAACTGGGGCTGGGCGTGTACACGATGACCGCCACGGGGCGCATCCACGATCCCGCCTATGCTGACGGCTACCACGACTACGAGGTAGTAGTAGACCTCTGCAAAGTCACGAAGTACGGAAGCAACGAGACGCCCGTCAAGGTCACGGCCAACGTGCTGGAGGGACTGCGAGGACTTAGCAACTACCAGTTGGCTGTGAAGCACGGCTACAAGGGAACAGAAGCTGACTTCGCCAAGGACATCATCCCGAAATCGAACTACGAGCGCGCCAAGGAACTGGAGGGCTTCGTCGGCACGGAGCTTGAGTACATCAAGAGTCTCAAGGGCGAGAAGGGAGAGAAGGGAGACAAGGGAGAGAAGGGAGACAAGGGCGAGAAGGGAGACAAGGGGGACAAGGGCGATCGTGGAGAGAAAGGCGATCGCGGAGATCGTGGCGAACGTGGCTTGCAGGGGCCTCAAGGCGATAGGGGGGCGCGCGGGGAAAAGGGCGATAATGCCTACACCTCCTACCTCGCAACAACCACCGACAGCACTCCTATGACCGAGAAGCAGTGGGCAAATGCCAACGATTTCTTCTATCAATTCATCTTCCGCATCCTAAAGGGTGCGGGCGTAAAACCAACAGAAACAGATATGACAGCAGACCAAGTGTACGAGCTTGACCGACAGCGCAGGGAGATCATCGATGCCATCAAGGCTAAGGGCTTTGCCATAAGCGAGGCAGACGGGTTATCCAAAATAGCAGAGATCATCAGAAGTGACGTAGCCCCCACCATAAAGCTGTATAAGTATCTGCAATTCTACCAATGTGTAAATACCGTCCTCCCCATCCTGGAGATTTGGGGCGGCTGGCGCGAACCTACTCTCGCTGGGATGTTCCGAGATTCCAAAGAGCTAACATCCTTCCCTCGCATTGCTGGGATTGAACGTTCGGTCTCAATGTTAAATATATGCCTTGGCAACGGTAAGATGGTGGGTAATATAACCCTTCCGACCCTTGACGTATGCACGTCGATGGAAGCTGCGTTTCGAGGGACTGCTATTTCCTCCCTCACAATCGGGGATGCACCAGAATGTATCTCCATAAATAACCTTGTAAGAGATTGCTCGTCTATTAAGAGTGTTAAAATAGGAGATGCTCGGAAGTGTAATGATGCTAATAGTGCATTCGCTTCCTGTATAGAGCTCCGTGAGGTGACGATAGGAGACCTTGGATCGCCATCCGATTGCGGTTGGCTATTCTACAAGTGCTCCAAGTTACAACGTGTCAACGGAGTTATAAACCTTAGTAAGGCCAATTCTAATACGGACACTATCTTCGATTCATGTGAATCTCTCAAAGAGGTGCGCATCAAGGGGCTGATGTCAGACCTCGCCCTCTCCGCCTGCGCTAATCTCTCAGTGGAGAGCGTGAAGTATTTAGTCGATAACCTCCAGCAGGTATCGGGTAAGAGCATCACGCTTGCAAGTGATTGGCAGACGGCACACCCAACCGAGGCGAGAACGTATGCACAGAAAGCCACCGCCAAGGGATTTGCACTAACCTTCCGATAACAGATATAACTATGGAGATTGAACTTAAAGAGGTAGCTGGCTACCTGTACATCAATACCGAGCATCGCATTGTAGTCCGCTTCGGCTACTGCCCAAAGGATGATGCCCATCTGTGGGTGCTCACCCCCGAGGATGAGGCACTCGCCTTAGAGAAGCAGTGGAAGGCGGAGGACGAGGAGCGCAGACGCAAGGAAGAAGAAGCTCTCCATCCGAAGGAAGAGTAACTAACAAAGGGGGCGGGGTGAAGAGCCTCGCCCCTCTAAATACAGAGAGATATGAAAACAAATAGACTAAGCACGTGGGAGACGCTCCTTGTGGTCGTAGCCGTGGCACTGCTGGGCTACTTCCTGACCTCCTGCTCGCCGAAGGTTAGGGTAGTACCCATAGAGCGCACCCGTGTAGAGTGGCGTGACCGCCTGCGCTTGGATAGCGTCTATATCCACGATAGCATCTACCTCGCCGAGAAGCAGGCGGGCGATACCATCTACAAGGTCAAAGAGGTGTACCGCTGGCGTGACCGCTGGCGCATTGATACCATCAACACGGGGCGCGTTGATAGCGTGCGAGTGACCGAGGTTGTCGAAGTCCCGGCCAAGCTAACTGCGTGGCAGGCTATGCGACTCAAGGCTTTTGCGCCGCTCCTCGCTATTGCGCTGGCTTTGGGTGCGTGGGCGTCGAGGAAGTTGTGGCTACCATTGCTCCGAGGCTTAATAGGATAAGGATATGAAAGAGATCACACTGAATGTAAGCAAGGTGCTGGTGTACAATGAGGTCAAGAAGAGTGCCAGCTACCAAGCGGCAAAGCTCATCGACAAAGACCCCACAGCATACGACCGACTTCTCCCTACTGATAGTAGCCGTGAGCTCCTGGAGCGGTATTGGAGAGAGGCGGTGAATGCCCTGATCGGAGGGATGCGTGGGTACATCAAGGAGCACCCCACGCTGTCGGTGGGCCGTGCCGTAGAGCTGGGAGAGAACTTCTCTGTGAAGCTCAACGTGAGCACCCGCTTCGACGACGGGGCTATCCCAGCAATCGAAGCAGGTATACACAGCTTCCTCACTATGGCCGTGCTGTCGGAATGGTATCGTACGAGCTATCCCGAGGGAAGCGCACCAGCTGCCGAGGAGGCGAGCACACACCTCTCCGCTATGCTAAAGAAGCTGCACTACAAGCGTCCACCCGTTGCACCCACAAGAGCCTAAGCCAATATGCAGAACGTAACGATTACTATCAAGCTCCCCGAGGTCTACTACCAGGTGGCCCTGCAAGCGCACCTACTTGGGGAGACCGACTTATCGCAAGACAAAGACGCACGGGCCGTATCCCTCTCCCAGCTCGACGTAGAGGGAGAGAGTCGTGAGGTTATCCTTCGTGCGGTCAAAGCATCCGACGCAAGCCTGCGCCAGCGTCTGCACCTCTATCTCACGGAGGAGAATGCAGCTACGTCCGTAGACAATGTGCCAAAGGACGAAGAGTCCCTCACCTTCTCGCTACGCCTCCCCGACAACTTCTTCCTGCCAGCTATCAGGGATATGGAGGAGGCTATCCACCATTACCTGGTCCACACGTGTCTGTCGGAGTGGTACGCACTGATGAAGGATGAAATGGCAAGCGCATACAGCAAGTTTGCACAAGCTGACCTCGACAAGCTGAAGCAGGCTTCATCGCGACGCATACGCCCCACCCGACCAGCTAACCCCTACGAATAATGGAGAGACGAACATACCTTCACGACCTTAACGCCCGTCTTATTACAGAACGCCTCGACGGAGATCACCAGCGTGCTACGCTCACATTCTATCCAGATGAGCTCATATACGATATACGCAACATCGCTTATATCTATGGCGTGGCCAAGTCGGACAAGCAACCCGACGTAGACAATCATCTTACCTTTGATATAGGCGAGGATGGCAACGTCGATCGCATTGCTCGTGTGCTGGACCTTTCTTTCAGCGAGATCCAGGAAGCACTCTACCCTTACACACGTTCCCCCCTGCTGGAGAACCAGGGCTGCGGGTGCGAGATACACCAGCGTGACGATATACTCGACACCGAGCGAGAGGAGTACACCCTCAATATGATTGTGCCGTCGCTTATGTCACGGCATACGCTCACCTATGCGGAGAACTGGATACACGAGTTCCTGGTGTGCCGTGCCTTTGCAGAGTGGCTGATGCTCATCGGGGATAGCAGCTTTAATGTATGGCTCGAGAAGGCCGAGATAGCAAAGAAGGAGATCGCCCGAGCTATGTCGCGACGCACAGGAAAGATCCGACGCAAGATGAGTCCCTTCGTATAGGGCTCGACACAAACAAAAAAGCGGGGGCAGCTACCGAGGTATTCTCAGTAACTGCCCCCGCTTCATTTGCAGAGAGGTCTCTATCGTGGCTTGTCTGTCATCTTGGGTAGGTACTCAATGGTGCAGCCGAAGATAGCCTCCTCGGGGTCAAGCTGGCAGAGCAAGGCCACCTTGAAGTACTTGAAAGGAGTACCGCTGATACCTCGCAGGATGTGGTCCGCACTTGATGAGATCACATGCCAATCGAAGAGGTCACGCGATCCGTAGAGGATCGTTCGCACGTGGCCCTTGCGGAAGTACCCACGCTGTATAACAGAGCGGATAGTCTTCATCGTGTCGGGTACTCCGAGCTTCAAAGGTCGTGTCACCAGCAACCCTCGTACGCCCTTTGTTGGGTCGATCTTAGAATAGTCCACCACCTTCCCATCCTTCGTCACAGCTATCGTCTGCGGGTAGGAGTTCACGGCCTTGCGAATGTCGGTAGGAGTAGTACTCCACTGCTTACTCTTGAGGGAGTAGACGTAGGTGTACGACGTCTTTGGGTTGTAGGCATACAGACGCTGACGGGGATAGTCGTAGATCATTTCTGCCTCCGCGAGGAAATCCTTGAGCGGTAGGTGGTCCGTCTGCTCCTTGGGTATGCCAGCCTCCCTGGATAGCTCGTCGGACTTTGGCAAACTCTTCAATGAGGTGCTTCGGTTTGGATCAAGCGAGTCGGAGATACACACGCACTGCGAGCCTGACAGCATCATAATACCACGCTCACTGGTGAACAGCACCGCATTATCGATCTGCGTTATGCTCTTGGGATTGATACACACGTCACGTGAGATCGGCTGTTTGGCGGTATATGTCCCGTCCTTTGCCACCTCGAGAGCCCATACGCCATCTGTGGACAGGGCATAGAGAGGGAACTGACCGAACTGCCCTGCGGAGAGAGCCTTCGTGGCTGCACTAATCCCGAGGATCTTACCTGTACCGATTGAGTTCACCCCACGCGTCGGGAAGTTAAACGGGTTGTTAACCTCCGAGGTGTACACCTTGTTGGGCAATGGGAAGGTACGCTTAGAGGTAGCTTGCACATTGCTCTCGAATGCACGGAGGTCACGCTCCGAAGAGCTCACCCACCCCTCAATAGGAGCCAGGTGCGTGCCCATAGCATAAGCTCCTGAGAGGAAGCTGTGCTTTGTGAGCTCGCGCTCCAGCTTCTTATATACCCAGGCTGATCCTACGATCTCCTGCTTGTATGCTACCACCTTGTAAGCTCTATGATCAGGGCAGTAGACGAACGTCAGTAGCTTGTCTACATCCACGCTCGAATATACCCCTGCACTTATATATACGTCCTCCCCGTCGTCTCCCTTGATGACGAAGAACATATATAAGAACTGGCTCGCCACTGGTGTAGTGTGCGGGAATAGCCTCCAGCGATCACTCTGTGGGAGTAGCTGCTCGGAGAGGCCCGTGATATTTAGACGCGAGTTGTAGATATACGCACTCGTCGGTACGGTCTTGTGATGCGACTTCGCATCATCATGGAGCGTTTCATACGTGGCGATATGCTCTAAGAAGCCCTCCTTGTCGAAGCGCATATCCAGCTCATGGCTTAGGGATATAATACCAGGCTTGATCTCGGCTGACTTGATGAGGTAGAACGAGCTGATGCCCCTAATCTGAGCGTCTACTCGCTCGGAGTTATTGAGGGCGTACCACTTGTTATCGTGCCATGCCGTCGGATCTAAGATGTTCACCTCCCACTCGCCAGGGATGATCCACGGCTGGAAGCGTCCCGTGCTGCGTATCTCGGGAGTGAAGCCTGAGTAAGCCCTGGATATGGAGAAGGGTCGAAGGATAAGACCGAGCGGATCAAGGACAGAGCCATTACCCGTGAGCGGGTGCTCCTGGTCCCAGGTGTATATAGGTGACGAGATGTAGAAGTCTACGCTCTTCACGATGTCGCCCCACTTGGTCAGTCGCTTGTAGTCCTCGGGGTCGTCAAGTGCGTGGGAGAGGTCGCTCACAGATAGCGATAGCTTTATCTTGCCTCCGCTGAACATGAACCGATTGCAGGTATTCGGGATCATCAGCACGGGGGGCGACGGCATCGTGGTAGATCCGTCATAGAGTCTGAGAGCATAGCGGATAAAGAAGGGGAAGATGAACTTACCCTCCTTGTCGTAGTGCTTGGCTCGCATCCTATTGAGTAGCGACGCCAGCTGCTGCTCGCGATCCCGCCCCCTATCGTAGTTCTCCTCTACCACTACCTCCTTAGTCTTGAGAGCGAAGGACACCTTGGGGAATGGTATCTGATCCCCCAGGTGTATGTATCCCTTCGTTGAGTCCTTGTAAAGGAAGTAGTGCATACCCGTAGGGGTGAGCACCAGGAGCGTGTTACCGACGCTCTGTATCTCTATGATGTCCTTGCCCACGCTATCGAGCGGCACTAATGTCCCCCCGTCCTTGGTGTATGCGAGCTCTCCCGTCTCAGGATCTCGAAGGATATAGTGGCGAAATGACGGGGTCACATGTACGTGGTCGATCGTCTTCCCCTTCGGCAGGTCAAAGATTGCAGCAGGTGGTTGAATGGGCTTCAAAGCCTCGTCCTCGGGGACAAGACCTGACACCCCTTCGAGATCCCCGTCGGGCACTGCATAGTCGTCGGGGCTTGTGGAGAAGCCGCGGTAACGGATCTCTCGTATCTGTGTAGGCATACTCTATCTCTATTTACGTGGTGGCTGGATCTCGTAGTAGGTGGTACTGGCTATCTGACGACGCTTGACGTAGAGCTGGGCCACCTCGTCCTCAATGTCGTAGCGATAGAGGATAGCGGCAGCCGTAGGTGTCAGGCTCTCGAAGCCGTGGGTCTTGGTGTTCTCGTTGTGCTGTAGCACTGGAGCCGCCTTGAGCTGAGCCTCTGATGCATCTGCGGGTAGGAAGGAGAAGCCGTAGGTAGAATTCGATGGTATCGAGAATACAAGCATACGCCTACCGACAGCCTTTTCCCCTCCCATTTCTCGCAGTAGACGGGGTGATAGTGTTATTGATGAGTCTCGCGAGTCGATGGTCACAAGGCGTTTGCGCTGGTCGAGGAGCTTCTTAAACATAGGGTTGGAAGTTGGTTATCTTGGTGCGGCTTCGGAATGAGATCGTCTTGATGAAGTTAAACGACCTGTTTGACACAAGGGTCTGTCGGTGAGCCCTCGCATCCTCCTTTGTCTCGAAGATGCGTGAGGCTATCTCGCAGTTGCGCGTGCCTATATGGTAGACGATATTCGCGTAGTAGCGACGGCCGAGGATGTGGTCGATGATTAGTGATAGTAGGTTCATAGCTCTGTTTTTTGAAGTAGCCACCTCTCCGCTTGTAGTATGCAGAGAGGGGGCTGGGTTAGTTACTCTTTGGGGGTGTTGTGAAGCGCGTCGAGGAACGCCTCTGCAACCGCCTTTCCATAGCGGTCGGAGAAGCACCCATTAAACTCGATGCTTAGTCCTGGGCCGTGAAGCATAAACCGAGTGTGCGTAGCTTCGTCGAAGCCGAATTGAGATCCCCAAGGGAGCGTTGCCCACTTAATGCGAGGGTGAGAGATCTTCATGACTATGCAGCTTTGATGATGTCTACAATGTCGAGGACTCGAGCGTCGGTGACGTCTTGAATACGTCCGTCGCTTGCCATTTCGCTGGCTTCCATGATTGACAACTCCTTGACAAGCGTCTTGCGAGTGACCTTCTTGCCGTCCACCTCATCGACGACACTCACGATATAGTAGCCAGCAGACGTGCTGTCCACGTCCAGCCCCATGGTGTCGTTTACCCCTAACGGATTTAGGCTCTTGATTGTCACGGGTGATGGCGTGAGCTCATCGAGGTACTCCAGCGTGCGGGCCTCGGCCTCTGTGTAGGAGGCTGCATTGACGAGGTAGGTCTCGGTGATTTTCTTGTCCTCCAGGTTATGGTAGGATACTCGTGCGATAAATAGGTCCATGTTAGTTTGTGTTAGTTTTCTATCTGTTCTTTACTCGGTCTCCTACATTCGTATGCATATAGGTGGCTGCATCGACTTTCTGCTCTGTCACACTCCCGTTGTCAAGCCTGACCTTGAGATAGTACCTATCGGGTCTATACACTATATCCCCCTCCCAAAAGCCCCAGTCGTACCCAGCGGGGTCTGCCACCTTCTCGATGACTACCCCTTCTGATCGTAGTATTCGCTCGGTTGCTTGTTTCTGTTTGTACTCCTCCGAACAGGCTAAGGTCGCAGCGATAGCTCCAAGGAATATGAATGCTATAACATAGCCTTTATACTTAGTGTACTTGTTCATAGTCGTTAGTCCTTAATGCCGAGCATTCGGCAAGCATATTTCACCCTTTCCTCCTCTGCGAGCTGCTTCATATCTTCCAGGGGTATATCCTTTTCACAGATCAAGACCTTGTATGGCGCTTTTCCCTGCTGCGTGGAATCCATTGTGACTAGATACAGCTTGAGACTCACACGCTTTCCATCATCTTCATATTCCTCTCGAATGACATAAAAAGCGCCTGCATCACACAAAATCCCCACAAGCGAAGCACAGTGATCTGTCACCGCCCACCAATACCTTGTGGAACACCACCTTAGCGGGTTCTCTTTTAGCTGTTGCCTTACTTCTTCGCGTGTCATAGTCGTTAGTCCTTAATGCGGAGCAGTCGGCAGGCGAAGTCGATGAGCTGGCCTTCGGCTATGGTTTTGAGCGCCTCTTCTCCACCTTCCACACCGAGGAACTCGCCAACGAAGCGACCACTGCTATGGGCTGCTTTCATATACACGTCATCTTCGATTAAGCGGTAGGTTATACAGACCTCCCTCTCAAGCGAGCACACCTCAGCGGTAAGAATTCCATCAATATCCTCCTTCCACTCCAGCGGGTGTTTAGCCAGCTGGGATTTTACTTCTTCTCGTGTCATAGCTCACTGTTGGTTAGCATTAGTAGATCCTCTTGACATTTCTCCTTGGCCTCTTTATCGGTGTGTATATACCCGGCTATCTCAATGCCATTGTTAAAATCAACGTCATTGATATCCGTGTTTGCGTCCACTATATCTCGAAGACACCTATAGCAGCCCCCATATCCGAAGTCGATATAGTAGATGATATACGCTGCCTTCTTCCCATTTCCGATTGGTGCTGATGCCGTTATCTGGTTGCGATACTCTTCCCACGTTAGCGTGGGTGCTATCTTCTGTGTCATAGTTCGTCGTTTTATAGCGTGATGCCTATTATCTTTGCTCGTTCCTTCTCCTTCTCTATGCTCTCGTCGACGCGTTGTATTGCGTGTTTAAGCCCAGAAGCTAAGTCGTCGAGGTTGCCATTATCATAGTCCTCTTGCGACTTGTATATTTCATAGGGGGTTGCATTGGGGTTCTCGGTGAACCCTTGCCCTCGGCAGTGACGGAAGCCCTTTATAACATAGCCCCTGTAGTACCAAAGGGAGCATCCTTTAGGGCCTCTCTTTAGTGGATATTTCCTCTTCATGTTGTTGCGTTTGTAGAGTGCGCCCCGCCGTCCCAGGCGCGGAAGGTCTCGCGTGCGGTTTCCCGCCAGCAGGGCGCACTCGTGGTTAGTTCTGTTCGTTGCGCTCGGTCTTGAGCTTGTCGAGGGCTTCTATTGCCTCCTCCCATTCGCCACCGAAGACAAAGGTGATGGCGCTCTGAGCAGTGTCACTTAGTGGCACTTCCTTAGCTACCTCCCGTAGCTCTCTGAGCAGTTCGGTGTAGTCCTTCGGATCGGGCTCAAAGTCGTGGTTATCGGCTACGCGTAAGCTCTCTATCGCTATCTCTATTCGGTCAGGATCTCCCGATTTCAAGAAGTTCACCGTGTACGATAGCGCTAATCCTCGGAAGAAGTCGATACGATAGGTGACAAGCAGGTTGAGACACCACGCTGTCAGTTTCTCTTTTGGCTCTTTGGTCATAGCTTTATTTCTGTTTTGATGAGTTTGCACGGAGGGCGGACAGCTCCCCCTCGAGGGTGGCTACCGTCTTGGTCAGCCGTTCTATCTCCGCGCGTTGGCACCTCGCCTCTCGCTCCGCGTCCCTTCGTGCGCTTAGCTCTTTGTAAAGCTCGTCCTTTAGCCGATCTTCTTTCTTGTCGTAGTACACCCTAACCGTGTACACATAATACACGACAAGAGGAATAACAACGACAAAGAAGACAGTCACGTAGCCGACGAAAAAAGAGATGAAATATGTGCTTATCTTATCCATTGTTAGTCTTGATTATCTCGGTTGAACATTGAGTATATCTGCTCGACTATCCACGCTCTCCCCTCCGCCTTAGCTTCTTTGAGGGTGGGGAGGACCATATCGAGATTGCTTTTCAAGTGTTCCGATACAGAGTAGACGCACCAGCCACCTCCAGCTGAGTACTTGCAGATATGTATCCGCCAAGTATTCACCATTGTCCACCATTCGTCGTCGTCAACCTTGCACCACACAAAAGGTCGCAGACTTCTGTCGATGAGCTTGTGGGAGATAGCCTCGGTAGGATATGGGGCTTTTGCCCTCAGCTCCGCTCGCATTGCTTTGTACATGTTGATGCACAACCGATTAGTCTTGGCGAGCTTCCTTGTGCAGCGTTTAAGCTCGTCTATCTCCTCGGTCTTGGCGGTCACCTCCTTTGCGAGCTTCTCCTTTTCTTGGAACAGCGAGTAGTTGTGCTTCGTGAGGCTCTCACGCAGGGCGTCCTTGGACTCTTTGGCTACGTCCACCTTACACTCTAAATCCACACAGCGGAAATAGAAGAACGCGCACAACACGATTGAGATAACGCAAACCACGAAGAGGGTGGTGATGCATGCTTCGATCGTCATATTCATAGCGGTGTAGTTATTAGTCGTCTTGCTTCTGTTGTTCCTTCTGTTGTTCTTTCTGTTGGTGGTAGATATATGTACGCAGATCTTCATTCTCCCTCTTGGTGCGCCTGAGTTGTTCGTAGAGATAGGAGTTGTAGCTGGCCATACTATCTCGTAGGTCTTCCTTGGACTTGCGTAGGTCTTCCGCCTCCCTCCCATCAGCCACCCAAAGGAAGAAGAGCGTGATGCACCCTGCGCCAAGGGCAAGGCAGCCGATGAAGGAGAGGAGGGCGAATGTTTCGATCGTCATATTCGTTGCTATTTGATGATGTGTGATAAGATGTGTTTGACCACCTCTACCGTCCACCCGTTGCCGAGCATCTTATACGCTTGGCAGTCGGGACACTTCCACTGATACCACTCAGGGATGGTCTGCAAGCGTGAGCACTCAATAGGGGTTAGTCGTCTTATCAGACATCCTATCTTCGCCACGGGCTGTCCGCTGCCGTCGTTCCTCGCTCTTGCGGGGATGCACGGGGCTTTGCCTCCTGCAATTTCTCGGAAGCCTCCGTCCACCTTGTGTGTGCGCCATGTACCTACCGCCAACTCTACTACGGGTTGGTTATTCCCATCTTCACGTGACTGAGCATTTAAGCATGGGGACTTCATTGTCTTCATTCGGCGGAACTCTACTCCACCAAAGAACCTCAGAGAGCCGACCGAAAGGACGGTGGCACATTCCATATTATTAAAGCTCCAATTATTGGAGGTTAATGTTGGCGATTTGCCTGGGAGAACTCTTGACTTTAAATAGCCACGCCCACGTTGGTATAAGCCTATATACAAGATGTCCATATCGGAGTGGTTACCTCCACTGTGCCCTCCAGCTGTTGGGCAAGAGGCCTTGTCTTGCTGAGCCTTTGGCTTTAGCTTCTTGTCGAGCTTGACTACGCCTGATGCCTTCCCTTCCTTCGTAGTGGCTATGCTTTCAATAGCCTCCTCGTTGATAGAGAGATTGCGCATATAGTATTTCTCGTCCACTTCATCGTCGAGGATGTCTCCGATGTAGATGCCTCGGTCGGCAGGCTGTGGGATGTCTGTGAGCAGCTCGCCCCATATCCCCTCGCTCTTCGTCTGTATGTTGCTCCAATATAAGCGCACTCTATTCTGAGCGGAGACAAGGGATGAGTTAATCACAACGGGTCTAATGCCGAGGCTTTCGTTTATCCTCACCTCGTCTGCTGGGCGCATCCGCACATTTTCAAGGAGGTACTTTACGTTTGGGTTGAGCTTTTGCACGTGGTGCAGGATGTCGAGGAATACCCAATACAGCCTGCTTCGTGGGTCATCGTGGCCAAGCATTTTACCAGCGAGCGAGAAGCCCTGGCAGGGTGAGCCAGCGAGGAGGAGGTCTATCTCCTCCCACTTAATATCCCACTCCCGCCACTTCTCCACGTCTCCGAGCTGGATAGTCTCGGGGAAGTTGAGCTGCGTCTGTGCGATAGCGTGCTTGTCTATCTCGCTGGCATAGTACCTCTCGATAGGCACGCCCAGCTCTCGCAGTGCTATCTGCCCGCAGCTCATTCCGTCAAAGAGTGATAGTACTTTCATCTTTCGCTTCTTCTCTTTTGCTCTCCACGGACTTCGTGCGGAATGGTCGTGGCACACGCTCCAGCGTGGTAGGCTTTGCCGTAGGGGCTTGGTACTCGCCCTTGGTCAGCACCTTCTCTGCGAGCTTGAGCGTGAAGTCATTTACCTTGCCCAGCATCTCAAGGAGCTTGTGTTGCTGTTCGCTCACGAAGGAGAAGTAGTGTTCTACCTCGCCCTGCATCTTGGAGAGGTCACGTGCGTCTCGCTTTCGGGTAGCGTCCATACGTTCAAGCAGTCGCAGGCGTGAGTGAAGCGTCCATAGGAGGTAAGCCATCACGAGCAGGCCTGCAGAGAGTAAGAGTAGTAGTGTGATTGTCATTTGTCGAATAGTTTGGTAGGTGTTGCGATGTGGTGGATAGCGAGGAGTAGTGCGTCGCGGTCCTCCTGGTTCGTAGCCCTTTGCTTGTGCTTGGGCAGTGTAAGTCGGTGGTGCTTGCATACCATCAGGAGCTCCTCGTGTGTGATCTTCCCGTTCTTGCCCTTCCACACCTTGCGGAGCGGTGGCTGGCAGATGAGAGGGAACTCGTAGTCGGTGATGAGGTCACGCAGGATCTCTCCAACCATGGCGCAGCGTCCGACGTTGTAGCCAGTCTTGGCTATTGCCTGAGCGTTCACCTGCCCCGCTATATGTCGGTTGTGTGATGTCTCCCACACATTCTCGAGGACGAAGCGGTAAGAGTAGTCGGTATCGAGATACTGCTCGTCCACCTCGTTGCGCCATTCCTGGAGCAAGCGTACGATCTTGGGGATTGTCAGCTGCTCCAGGTGAATAGTGCGGTCGGTGATGTTGATGCAAGCCCAGCCCGAGCCCTGAGTGTCAGGGTCGATGCCGATGATCAGCTGCTTCTTTGGGCGGGTGGTTAGGTCGTTGCTCATGACTTAGAATGGCAGATCATCAGCGACTCCCGCTTGTGGTGCGGGTGCTGGTTGTGGTTGCGCAGGGGCGGCAGCTGGAGCGGTGGCTACCTGCTGTGGTGCGGGCGCAGCTTGCTGTGCTCCTGCCTGGACTACATTCCACGCCTTGATCTCGGTGTACCATCGCCCGTTGAACTCTCTGCTATCGATGTCTACGGAGACCATCACGTCCTGCCCCACCTGCGGGATCTTGGCTACGTTGTCCCCGAAGAGTGAGATACATACCTTGCGTGGATATTGCCCGCCCTGATCGAGGACGAACTCCTGCTTCTGCCATGGGTTGCCCGCCTTGGATGTTCCTGTTTGGATTGGGAGGACCTGCACGACCTTCCCGCTGATATTCATTTCGCTCATATCGCTGTGTGATTAAAGTGTTGTCTGTTCTGTTACTCTGATGAGGTAGCCTCTACGGACAAGCTCGTCAGGGGATAGATCGAGGAGGCAGTCGGAGGTGTATGTACTCGACACGTTGCGCCTTTCCTCTTTCAGGGCATTTGCCTTAGTGAGTCGTCGGTACTTGCCTGCGATAGCTTGCTCGTGGAAGGTGCACCCCGACTCTTCCTTGTACTTTCGGATGCACCCCATAAGGCCAAGCTCGGGCGATCGCTCGAGCATCACGATGATCTCGTCGATGATTGACGATGGGATCACTCCATACCCTGCTGGCTTCCCGCCCTGGTGCTCGATGTACCTCGGGTGATGCGTCAGCTTGTGGCAGATGTGATGACGGGAATAGCCGTCGTACCTCTTTGCGGCCACCCTCGATGCGGGTGTGGGTCGCATGCCGCCATCGATCACCAGCTGTAAGGCGTAGTCTACGATCTCCTCGAGAGGTGTGTTTCGCTCGATCATGGTTAAGATTGGCTAACAACTCGTAGCATCTTGCTTCGTTGCCATCGTTCTTGGATCTCCTTCTCTGCAGCGGAGACGTCGGCCTTGCACTGCTTGAGCTTCTCCGAGAAGTAGGCGTGTACCTTTGGTGTCGTGGATCTACCGATGATTGCAGGGAGTGCTTCGATGTGCACATTGAGGTTGCGGATGCGATCCCGCAGGTCCTTGTCTGTGAGTTCGTCTAAGTTGTTGAAGTTGTAGCAGATGTCTTGCATAAGCGTTTGAGGTTATGACCTCGGCTGTGCTGACGCCAGTCGGTGGTCTGTTGATGATAAGTGGACTATGACGCAGTCGCCTTGGATGCGAGAGGCGGTGCGGTCGTCGTATAGGTTAGGACCGCACAGTGCGTCGGGTGGATAGTTGCTGGTGATGACCATCGGTCGGCTAAGACGCTCTCCGTGCTGGTCGCTACGTCGGCAGATGATTGACGCTATGACGCTGGATCGTGAGCCGTAGTACTGCGCCTCCTTTGGCTCTGCCCCGAGGTCTCCGATGTGAAGGACGAAGCGTCCTTCATCAAGGTACTTCCCCGTCTCCTGGTAGTGGGCAGTGTAGTCCCTGGCGTGGGTCTCACCATGGGTGGCACTGCTCCACAGCAGAGGGAGGTATGCCACGCTCCACTTGTCTCGGTCCTTGTCGTACTTCCAAAATGGGCGGTGCACCCCGACGATCTCGGAGAGGTGTTGAAGTAGTCGCACCAGCATAGTCTTTCCTGAGCCTGTCGGACCCCACACGTACAAACCTCCGAAGGGGTTGGTGCAGGACGGGGAAGCGAGTAGCCAGGCGAGTGCTTTGCGGTATGCCTGGATCTCGTCGGGCGATAGGTCGAAGGCTGGAGTCTCACGTCGTCCCAACTCGAGGAGGACGTCGAACGCATCGTCAAAGGTGGCGGGGTTCTTCATCAGCCGTGGCTCATACCCCTCGAAGGTGACGGGGGCAAGCGTAGCAAGCAGTTCTTCTTTCGTGAATGGCATTGTGTCGTTGTGTTAGTCGGGATAGTCAGCGTACTTCTCGGGGAAGTTGCGTTTGAGCACCGCTCGGTTGTCGTGGTCAAGAGCCAGCCACTTAGCCATGTCGTCCTGGGGAGTGCTCGGTGGCGCGCTTCGCTCAGGGTGGTATTCGGCATTGGTGTAGGTTGGTCGAGATTGCGAAGCTCGTGGGAATAGCGACTGCCGTTTGGCATCCTCTTCCTTCTGACGCTTGTGCCAGGTGACCAGCGCGCTCTTCCAGCTCTTCATCTTGTTAGGGCCAACGCGCCAGCCGTTGCTCTCGTAGTGGGCTATGAACCTCTCGGGGTCTACTGCATAGCCTAACCTCTCTACCTCGTCTCTGACTTCATCCAGGGAGGGAGGGGAAAAGCGCGTCGCTTTTTCCCCCTCTCTCTCTAAGTCTTCTTGTCTTATAGTCTTGGGGGCTTTGCCCCCCCTATTATCCCCCCCATTGACCTTACTTTTTTGGGGGGCTACCTTACTTGTACCTTCCTCGCTACCTTCCTCTACCTTACTCTCTACCTTGGTCGTACCTTCCTTTACCTTACTTTCTACCTTACTTTTACATTCCTCTACCTTGGTGTCTACCTTACTTTCTACCTTACTTTCTACCTTACTTTTACCTTGGTCTACCTTACTTGTACCTTCCTCGCTACCTTCCTCTACCTTACTTTCTACCTTGGTAGGTCTGTACTTTCTACCACCCTTCGCCATACGCTCACGGGCCTCGGGAGATAGCTGTCGCTTAGCTCGGTAGGTGGCTGGCTCGTCGCTTGGATCTTCCTCGGTGTGACTCTTCTTGATCACCCCCTCGTGGAAGTCTCGGAAGAGTCTTCGTGAGTAGAAGTATTCGCGGCCATCATCACCCATCTCGATGACGAAGAGATCGAAGTCATGTATGATCGACCATATCATAGAGTGCTTCTTCGTGTGGATGAGTGCGGCTACGTAGTACTCGTCAAATTGCATTCGAGGCTCTTTACCTTCGTCTGCTGATAGCTGACTGAGTAGCTCAATGATGAGCCAGTAGATGCCATAGCCCTCCGCGCCATGTACCGCCATGAGTCGTCGGAGATTTAGGTCTAAGCTGGCATGAATATCGTGGCGAAAATATCTGTCGGAGCACATACACATTGTATATATGAGGTGTTACTATTTACGTCTCATCTTCTCGGCTCTCTTTTTGAGGTCGTTGAAGATCGTCGTGTCGAGGATTATTGTCGAGCGTCCTTCCTGGGTGAAGGCTTCGGGATAGTCTTTGATGCGTTGTCTGAGTGTAGCTGAGTTGCGTATGCCGAGATACGCCATCACTTCCTTGCGTCCGCTGATGGTGCGATGCTGTGGCTCTTGTCGATGCCTCAGCTCTTCTCTGAGTGTCTCAGCTCCCTCTCGCATTGCATTCATGATGAGCTGCCGTAGATCTTCGGGCGTCATCTGAATGGTGACGGGTGTGTAGGTCTGTGTCGTTGGCATATCAGAATGGAGTCTTGTTGATCTCTATTGTCATGTCGGGTGCTGCTATCATCGTGGGCAGCCCCGTCGCCTCTTCGATTGATTGGCGGCAACGCTCTGCATTGGTGTTGCCTGCGGAGAGGTGTATGAGCAGTATCTGTCGTGAGGTGGTCAGGTCATTTGCCCGGAGCGTCCGTAAGCAAGTGCCGTAACTCATGTGCGATCTTGTCGTGCGGTGGTACTGCGCTGGGTGGATAGCCCCTGATGCGAGTCGCTCCTTGATGAGGTCCTCGCTGTAGTTGCATTCGATGAGCCAGTGCGTCACCTTGGGGAAGCGGTATTTAAGTAGGTATGAGTCGGTGAGGAATAGCAGCCTCCCCATTTCTTCGTGCTCGATGAGGAAGCCCAGGGGCTCCTCTGCGTCGTGCTCTACGTCGAAGGGAAGGACCGAGAAGCTACCGATCTTCACTGCTCGCTTGCTCGTCAGTATTCGGAGCATGGGGTCGTCACCGAGCTGTAAAGCGTTGGCCGTCCCCCTGGAGCAGTAAAGCGGTACTCTTCGGCTGGTGACCCAGCGGGCCTCGCGGGCATGGTCTCCGTGCTCGTGTGAGAGGAGACACCCCGCGAGGTGCTGTAAGTCGAAGTCCAGGGACTGGAGTAGCTGCTGCTTCTTGACTCCGCATTCGATGAGGAGCGTTTCCCCTGACGATGTACGAAGTATGTAAGCATTGCCTGCGCTACTCGATCCGAGGACTGAGAGAGTCATATTAGAATGGTGCTTTTACTTGTGCCGCCTGGGGATTGTCTTCTGCCTTTGCTTCGGTAGCTGGTGGCGTGGTAGGCGTTGCCGTGGGTGGCTCGTAGATCTCGCCCGTCTCGTTGTCAAAGTCGAGGGGCTCGCTTGCGGTCTTGCTATCTACTTCGTGAGCGATGGTTGAGGAGATCTCCTCGAAGGCTACGTCTTCGATGTCCTCGTTCTCTTCGATCGTTCGCATACCCATGGAGAGCTCAGGGGCATAGACGCTGGTCCACCAGGACGCTGCTCTATACATAAGCATCTGCTTCGCCATGGTCTGCCACTTACTCCCCGCCTTATTGTACCACCCTTCGCGGATGGCCAGGCTGATAGTAATTGGAGAGGACTCGAGTACCTCGTCGCTACCCTTGGCTTTGGTGTATGCGACACATTCAATATCCTTGAGGTCTCCGTAGTTCTGCCCGTTGATCGTGCCGACCTTGCCGAGGTCGCGGAAGCGGAACTTGAGAGGCTCGAAGCGTCCGCAGGTGTTCACCGTGGCGATGAGGAACTTTGCACTCCATGATGGTCTGCCGTGCACGATGTACAAGTTCTGCATCACCATGAGGGGCGAAGCTCCGATGCGGCTTGCGACGTCGAGAGCGATGACGCAGTTGGCTATCGCTTGGTCTCCCCCGACCTTGACCTGGTACTGCTGTGGGACAAGAGCCGAGGTGGCAAACATTTTGGAGGCGCGCTGAATGTTGGAGAGCTGGCTCTCATTGCAGAAGTCAATGCCAGCGTATGCTGGTGTAGCTACTGCTGGTGCGCTGGCCGTTGGTTGGATTGTCTGTGGTGTCATGTTGTCTTAATTGATATGTGTGACGTTTAACTCCTTGTCGTCAGAGACTCGGAGGAGAATGATCTGTGATGTGAGGTCTTCGGGGAGCGTCTGTATGCTCTCGCTGTTGTCTACGAAGACGGGCGCGCATACCTGGTGGTGCTCGCTGAGGACTCGGATAATCTCGAGCCCTGCTGTGATGCGGCTTGCGGTGTTGGCTGCCGTAATGGGCACTCCATTTACCAGCGGCTGGCAGGTCTCTGAGGGGAACTCTCGGTTCTTGTCATCGATGGTGTACTCGAAGAGTCGGAAGGTCACGCCACGGAAGCGTGAGTTGATCACTCGCTCGCACTCCTCTACCTGATGCAGTGCCAGGCGTGTGGCTTCGTACTCCTCCTTCTCTGCGTCGGCTATCTGCTGTGCGATTGCCTTGGCGTCATCCTCGAGGGTCTTGATGCGGTCTGTGTAGTCGTCCCACTGATCCTGTGAGGCGAGGAGCTTCTTGATCTCGTCGCGTCGGTCGGAGAGCTTCTTGCGCTTGGCAGTGTATGCTTCGGTGCTGTCGGTCTCGATCGTTGCGTTGTCGGCTTGCTTGAGTAGCTCCTGGATCTGCTCCTCGAGTTCGTTGTAGCCTGGGAGCTGCTCGGCTGGTGTGGGCTTTACTGCTTCCTCTTCGGGGAGATCGAGGAGCTCGGCTTGCTGCTTGATGAGTAACGCATTCAGCTTGTCGGCTTCCTCCTCTCTCTGTAAGATGAGAGCGACGCAGTTGTCGGTAGATGCTTCGCACTGGGTGAGCTGCTCTTTGAGAGCCGCTCCGCTTTGCGCGAGTGCGTCGAGTCGTGCTTTCTTCTCGCTCTGCCATACTGCCTCAGCCTTTGCGATCTGCTCGTCGGGGAGTTGCTGGTGGCAGTGTGGGCAGGTCGTCTCACCATTATATATGGTAGCGTGGAGTGTCATCCACTCTTCGCGCATGGTGAGCACCTCGGCATTGAGCTTTACTTTATTTCCTGCGAGCACTTCGCGCTTCGCATTGAGTGAGTCTGCATCACTCTTGGCTCGCTCAATGGTCTGCTTCGTCTCGTCGATCTTGTGCTGGAGCTCCCGACGATGTGCGCCTCGCTGGTAGGTCTCTTCGTCGGCTCGCTTGTGCTCCTCGGCAATGAGCTGACGCTGCTTGCTTCGGAGCCCCTGGATCTTGCCATCTCGCTCGCTGGCTTCCTTATCCTGCTTGCGCAGTCGCTCGGAGCTGCTGGCGATTGCCTTATCTATATCGGTAAGCTCAGCTTCGATACCTGCAAGCTCAGGATCGAGCGTCTTGCGATCCTGCCATTGTGGTAGCAGGATGCGCGTCTGATCGATCTTCGGCTGGATCTTGGCTGCGTCCTCCTTGAGCTTCTTCTTTCTAGCTGCAATGCGTCTGCGGAAGTCTGCCAGGCTCTTACCATTGAGCTTGTCTACCAGGCTCTGCCACTCGGGAGAGGATGCTGCGATCTCTTCGATGCTTGGCGTGTGTGCCACGTCGAAGAGGATGGCGCGCTGGTCCTCCCACTTCAAGGAGGCGAAGAACTCGGGGTTGGTAAGCAGCTTGAATGTCGTCTCGTCGATCAGAGCGGAGAGACGCTTGCCAAACTCAGTTACACTGACGGGGACGTCGTCCCAGTAGCAGTCGGTGTGGTGGCCTCGGAAGACCTCCTCGGCTTGTCCGCGGGGCTTGACCCATTCCTCGACGTAAGCACGTCGGAGTGTGAGGGGCTCGCCATCTACGGAGAGTGTTACGGATACTTCGCAGGGTGCTTTGTCCGTGGTGTTACCACCCTCGTCGTAGCTCTTGATGTCCTCGTCCTTGCGTCCGTTGCGGTCCTTGCCGAACAGACACCACAGGAAGGCGTCAAGGTGGCGACTCTTGCCTGAGCCGTTGGGCCCTGCAATGATTGTCTCGTTGGCTGAGAAGGTGGTGGTGCGTTCTCGCTCACCCCTGAACCCTATCATGGTGAGCGACGTCAATCGAATTGTCTTCATAACGTGTCGTGTATTAATGAGTGTCTACTTTGTGGCGCGTCTCGCATCAAGGAGCCTGATCGAAAGCGGGGATAGTCCCCAGCTTTGAACCCGCCTCAAAGGCGAGGTATTCGATGAGATAGGCATAGGCCTCTTCGCTCTTAGGGCAGAGGCTTATGCCTATACTCTTTAGGATCTCTATCGAGGCATGGACTACCTCGTGTACGATAGTTGAATGGGTCACTCTGAGTGATAGTCCCTGGCGTATCCATACGATAGAAAGACCTGAGTTCGTGGTGAAGTGTCTCCCGCGCTCATTGAGCTTGGGGGTAGCTCTAATTAGATCTTCCTTCTCATCCTCTTCCAGCTGGTCACTGATAGCATCTATAGCTCGCTCCCAGGTGGAGATGATGATCCCCGTATCTCGCATATAGACGTCTATGGGGATGATGAATAGCTCATTTTCTATGATCATGATGTTGCGATGGATTGTGGTAATGTTGTCTACTTTGTAGCGTGGCTCGACCTCACGGGGTAACCACGCTTAATTCTGTACCTGGCGGGTGCACCCTCACGGGCTTGCCGTCATCAAACAATAAGATTCATTACTATCGGGTCTGCTGGCCCGATGGGGAGCCGCTCGAAATTGCGGCTGAGTGTCTACTTTTTTTGGTAGCCCTACTCTCCCGAGCAAGACTACCCATTTAACTTAACTAAAACATCGTTATCAATAATGAAAAAACCACTTTGTGCGGCGGCCGTGCCCCTTACAACACGACCGCCATTCTCAACACAATACACATACGCTAAACAATCCGTATGTTGCTCTTACATTTAGTAGTCATCCCCGTCTCTGTTGTCGTAAAGCTCCTTGAGTGTGAAGGGGAATATCGCAGGTGCGAAGATCTGAATGATGATGCGGGGCATATCATTGAAGTGCCAGCCCATAGCGTAGATGGCGAAGGAGAGGAGGGTGAGGATAAGCGAGCAGGTGAGCGTCGCTTTCATCGAAATCTTACGTGTCATAGTCGTATCTCTTACTATTATATGTAGTGTCGTCAGGAGGGTTGCGACCCTCGGGGCTTCCGTGCCTTCCACGGCTTCGCTCTTTGCGCAATAGGCCAAAGACTAACGACAATGGGTTAATCACTCGCGGGCCTTGCACCCGCAGATTAATTCGTATCGCCATTGTTTATATCAAGTATGTCAAAGATCGCGGAGGAATGAGGGCTTAGCCCTCGGCAGGTGCACAGCCTGTTAACCCTGTAGGTATTTATATACCGTAGAGCGAGCGAGCTTGTATTTCACTCGTAGACTGTGCACGGCATCTTCTGTTCCCATACCTTCGTCTTTCATCTTCGCGAACGCTACTCTGATTTTATCTGCGCGCTCTGCGAGTATCTTAGACTTTGGCTTGAGGGCTCTTCGTTTCGCCATAGGGGTCTACTTGTTTTGTATTTTGTTATCTTTGTCGGTGTCTATTTTTAGACCCGAGGTTGTTGTCCTCTCTTGGACTACACTACAAAGGTAAACCATTTAGGTTGACCTACCAAATTTTAGTCAACCATTTTTGTATACCCACACTGTAAAGCATTGCAAATCTGCATCTTATGGGAGATAAAAATTTTTCCGTACTGGCGGAATATTTCAAGAGCAAGGGCGTTACACAGCTCGCGATAGCCGAAAAGCTCGGCGTTAGCAAGGCTTATGTCAACGCACTAATGACTGGGAAGAAGGCCTTTGGTAAATCACAGGCGGCAAAATGGAGCTCTGAGTTTGGAATTTCAGCTTCATGGTTGCTTACTGGAGAAGGCGAGATGCTTATTGACAGCACTCCCCGCCCGAAGGTTGAGAGCAATGTATCCCCCGTTCGTGCAGGAGAGCTTCAATGGGTGGAAGTCCCCCTCGTTCCTTATAAGGCTTGTGCCAGCGTGCTGTCTGGCTTCGGTGATCCACTGTGGCAAGAAGACAAACAAACGATGCAGGTACTGGTAGACCAGCGCCTACGTGGGGACTATGTGATTTACGAAGTCTACGGAGACAGTATGAATGACGGGAGTGCACAGTCGTTCCTTGAAGGGGACTTCTTGCTTTGCCGCCTTCACCCCAAAAGCGACTGGCAGTATGGTATCAAGAAGCGCTCTGCTACGTATTGCGTGATCGCAACGCAGGCGGATGGTATCGTACTGAAGCAAGTGACGCACCACGACAAGTCAGAAGGAACGATCACTTGCCACTCTCTAAATCCCGACTACTCGGACTACGACCTGAAGCTAAGTGAAGTGCAAGCCCTCTTCTACGTGGAGCGACTTGCACAGCGGGCTTTGGTGTAGGGGGAACGTACAATACTTTTGAAATGATGAAACATCTATATGTAGCTTTCGCAGTACTACTGCTCATTCTCCTAACTTCTACAGCAGGATTCGCACAGCGCAACAACGCTAAGCAAAAAGACGTCATCACCCGAACGATAATAGGATGCACCCTTGGAGAGACCACACTGGACCAGATAAAAGGACATGTTCAAGCACAAGGAGGAGAGATTGAAAACGTCTCAGATGAGACTGAAGGCCCAAGGATAAAAACAATGCTTGTTGGCGGTATGAGGTTTTGGGGTGAGACTCGGGATAAGATTATACTGAAAACGGTTGACAGCATCCTCTACATGGTGATCATATTGATACCCGACAAGACCGAAGCAGACCGCCTGAAAAATGGTCTTATCCTTAAATACAGAGGCTGGGAGGACAATATGGATACACCATCAAAACCTTATGAAGGAAGCTATTTAGACTCTCGATCTACAATTGTGCTATCCTATAAGAATGATGAACCAGAGTATAGTCAAAAGTTTAAGTATGCAATGCTTATTTATGGGGACAACGCTCTTCTTAAAAAGTCGAGTGAAATAATGAACTCCGACCTATAGAATAGCAACTCCATCATATCGAACACAGTTGTTGCAGATTATTCTGCAGATCACATCAAAACCATTTCGTTGGCTTCAACGAAATGGTTTTACAATACATCCCCGAACAATATGCTACCTATACGTCGCACCTGCCGCTTTCTACTTGATCCACAAAAGGGGTGGACGGCATACAAGATACGCTACCGCATACGCTACGGAGGGTACATTACCACCGTGGCCGTGGGTCATCGGGCAGAGCCCAGCAAATGGAGCACAGAGGCCGAACGCTGCCTGAAGAATACCAGCCACGGAGATAAGCGAACACCAGCTGCTGCAATCAACAGAGCTATCCAATACGTCGAGGAGTCAATGGAGCGAGCCTTTACCTACTTCGAAGGAGAGGAGCGACTGCCAAGCCCAGAGGAACTCAAAGCCAAGTATAACGAGTACCTGCAGTCAGCTCTCGGCATCGAGGAGACCAAGGCACAGGCAATACTCCCCGAGGACAACAGCACTATCGTAGCAGTGTTTGACGCCTTCGTCGCATCGGAGAGCGTGAGACGTAGCTGGAGCGAGAGGCACAATGCGAACATACGCACGGCACGTATGCACGTATCTGAGTATGCAGGCAAGGACACCCTGGACCACATCAGTAGCGAGTGGGTTGCAGGTCTTATCACCTACCTCACCACGAAGCGAGGACTCCTAAACACCTCGATAGACAAGACGCTGCGCATATTAAAGAGCGTCCTCTACTGGGCGCAGGGGCAAGGGCTATACGAAAAGGACTACCGACGCTTCTTCGACGTACGTCTCAAGGGTATCGACGCAAACAGAGCCGAAGTATATCTCACGTGGGAAGAGCTGAGTAGTCTTGTCTCCGTGGATCTCAGATTACATTCAGAGCGAGTAGCCCGCGACCTCTTCTGCTTCCTCTGCTTTACAGGGCTTCGATACTCCGACCTCAAGAAGCTGACCCACGACAGCATCACACCTACGTCCATCAGGTACTACGCTCAGAAGACTGACCAACTTATCGAAGTAAACCTCAACGACCACGCCCGTGCTATACTCGCAAAGTACGAAGGAGGGGACACCCCACTGCCGCCAATGGCAGAGCAGCGACTCAACAGAACTCTCAAGAGCGTCTGCGAGCAGGCAGGCATCAACGCCCCAGTCACACGACTACGCTACTCAGGACGCCACCGCATCGAGGAGGCGCTGAAAAAGTATGAGGTCATAACCTCACACGTCGGTCGCCATACCTTCGTGGTGCAGGCCCTCACACTCGGCATCCCCTCTGAGGTTATCCGCAAATACACAGGCCACAAAACCGAAGCGACGATGCGCCCGTACATCGCAATAGCCGACACCCTCAAAGCTCAGGAGATGGAAAAGTTCAATCGTCCCCTGCTCGAGAAAAAGAGGACGAATAGAGGACGATTTTAGTAGCGTTATATTACTTCCTATTATTCCCTATTATCTTGAGCCCACTGTGCAAGCCCGCTCCGCAAGCGCAATAGCGAACAATAGAGGGTAATAGAGAGTGATTATTGATACTCCCACTCTGGGTACAGCCACTTACAGGAAGCCCCTGCGTAAATCAATGATTTGCGTAGGGGCTATTCTTATGGAGGAAGATGCCATTTATCCCAAAGGCACATACTATCCAATCGTATAAGTCCAGTAGCTTCCGACAAATAAATCCTGGCACTTTACTCCATCATTGGACTCCCATCAGTAGGCAGTTTATTTCGCTCCAGCACCCCGATATATCAATTCTATAAATACACACATAGATAGAGACTATCAAACTAAGGGCTCATTATCAGGATTATTGGGCCTCTCGGGTAGTAGTCCACTCACTCGTTTACTCTATCTTTGTCCGAACCGGATTCATCCGACGAAATTATCATTCTCACCCTCTCATCGACCCTATGCCGACTGAGTCCCCAAAACCCAATTTCTTCGTACGA